TCCTCACGATGGTCGAGCAGGGCGAGGTTTCTAAGGTGGCAAGTCCAGCCTCTCTTTTCGCAGAGATTAACGACGTTCGAGGACAATATCAACTGCGAGAGACCTTTACCTTGCAACGCATCTGCACAGACCTTGAAGGTCACGGATACGCAGTCCAGCCGATTCTTATACCGGCTTGTGCCGTCGGAGCCCCCCACCGACGCGACAGGGTGTTCATCGTCGCAAGGCGTATTGCTTCAGACACCGACAACGGTACAGACGGACGAACCGCCGGAGAAGATGAGGGCAAGGGCGGAGCGCAACGGGTACAAGAACGGCACGAAGTTCGGAAGCCTGAAGAGCCAAATCAAGTACGACCCGAAGGTGCAACCATTCCTCAAGACTCCATGCACAGCCGACAGATATACGGACAAGATGAAGTCGAAGGGAGTGAGCGGAACGAGTGGGACATTGGCGCAAGAGGTGGTGAACGGATATGCAGCGGAACATCGAGGGCTGATTCTCCCCACCCCGACAGCCATCGAGGGCGTGAAGTGGACGAACACATGGAATCCGAACTCGCAGATGGGGCAAAGCCTGTCAGCAATGGCAGGCAGCGGAATGTTGCCGACACCGAACGCGAGCGATTGCTTTCATCAGAACACATCGGGCAATCACGACTTGGAGAAAGGCTATCTTCGTGGTGTGGCTGTCGAACTATGCGAGAAGGGGTTGTTAGGTCAGAAGCCGACGGAATCTGCGGAGAACGCTGGCAAAACTTTCCGTCTGTCTCCCCTGTTCACCGAGGAAATGATGGGCTTCCCTTTGATGTGGACCGCCTTACCATTTCTTTCGGAAAATGGAGAACCGAAGCCCTCAAAGCCTACGGCAACGCCATCGTGCCGCAAGTCATGTACGAAATCTTCCGCGCCATCGAACAAGTAGAATCAAAAATCTAACCGCCTATGCCCTTCAAAGTGCGAAACGTATCTAAAAAAATATAATATCTAACAATTATGAACAAGAAACTTAAAGAGTCGTTTAACCGTCACAAAAACACCTTATACAATCAGGAATGGATCGAGAAGGCTGCTGATGAGGGCTACGAAAAATTCCTGAAATGCTTCAACGACTCTATCAGTGACCCTAAACTCCGAATCTCTAAGGACAACAGCCGGTTTGCTGTCATTTACTACGCTGCTTTTGAAGATGCTATGAATACTTTCTATAGGCAAGCTCTTGATGACCACATGACAGAACTGGAGTTTTACTTTGACGAGCTGGAGAAGGTGACTGCAAAACTATACCAATCAATAAAGAAGAAGTAACCGCCTATGCCCTTCAAAGTGCGCTTCGACATCTACGAACAGGGAAAGCTGGCCCCGTGCTCCGTCACCTACGACCGCAACCTTGCCCATGCACAGGTAAACGACATGATACGCAAGGGAGCGCCACTGCCCCGGCTCGTCCATGACATCACCTGTGAAAACCTCACCAAGCCCGAGGCCTACGTCTTCCTAGTCTATCGCGTCCTCCGTGCCATCCGCAAGTACTACGACGAACGCGGCAAGGTCTCTAAGCAGCAGAGCAGCGACAACCTCAAAGTGTCGCTGGCACTGGAAAAGGAGCTTGACAGCTGGAACAAACGAACACGGGAGTATCTGAATACCCATTGCCCAGCGGACGCTACAGCGCAATACTCCTTCTTTATTCTCGTTGAGGCTTGGCGCAATCTCTGGCACAAATACTTCTCCTATAAGAAGCAGGCCGACAAAGACCTTATCTTGGAGAAGGAAATGCGCAACCAGTGCTTCGCCTACGAAAGAGAGATAGACAAATATGTAACTAACGCTATAGGATTATGAAGAAAATAATGTTTAACGACCGCTACGGATTGACGCAAGCCGTATTGGAGGGAAAGAAGACCATGACGCGGCGCATCATACCGCTATGCGAAAACGATCTCAATTTCTTAAAGATTTCAGAACGAGGTGAATGGCTTTTTTCATCGCGTACATGCCTCGATGGTGCATACCCTGCCTACAACGTAGGCGAAGAGTTGGCCGTGGCTCAGTCATACAAGGAACTCATCGACGATGGCTATCTGATACCTGTTGAATACGGAGAAAGTGCAGGTTATTGTAACAAGATGTTTGTTAAAGCCGATCGCATGCCGCACTGCATCCGTATCACCGATGTAAAGGCAGAACGCTTGCAGAACATTAGCGATGATGACTGCATGAAAGAAGGAATCTATTACGACAATCCTTTTCCGGAATTATCAGACCGTGACGTTTATGCTTTCAGCGTAATAAGTAAGAAGAATCGCCAAACTACATGGTGGAGTCCTACGCCGCGTATAGCATTTGAAAATCTCATTATACACATGATGGGCAAAAAGGTATGGAAAAGCAACCCTTATGTATGGGCATATACATTTGAACTAGTAAAGTAGGAGGACTAGCTATGACCGTCTACGTCCATTGGTATAAGAACGTCCTGAAGGGCGAGCTGCAGGATAGTGAATATCTTGGTATGCGTCAAGTCCTGATACCCCTTGACGGCCATCATGTCATTGCTCTGTTCAAACCTGCGCATATCTACTCTACTCTGGCCGAGGCCAACAGCGCACTAAGTTGCTCTCCTGTCAAGCCTCAACACACAGCACAGGAACCAGATGCCGGTGAGCTTGTGACCAGCTGTATAGCCGATGTCAAGTGTAAGACGTTCTTAACAGAGCACTGGGACCAGGAGCACAACCACTTACAGGTTGATGCCCTCGATACCTTCTATCAGATGTGGCGTAACGAGCACTCCCGCTATGTCGTTGGAGTTGACCCAGCAGTACCGGGCGGCGACTACTGCAGTGTTCAAAAGTGGCCCGTGTCAAAGGTCGCCACCGTACCCTCGCCATCCAGCGAGGTAAAGACGCTTACTCGCCGGCAACGGCTCTCAACCAATAACATCATATACCCGGACTCAACAGTACAAACATCAATATTCGACATCATCTAGTATTAACCCCTAAAAACTTACAACTATGTTTGGATTTACAATCATCAGCAATGAAAAGCTTAATCAGCTTCGCAGGAAGTATAGAGAAGGGCTTGAACGCCTCGACACCTGCCACAGAACGATTGCCGCTTTAAGACGTGACAATACCAATCTGGAAGCACGGCTGAAGTATCAGAAGTGGGCCCATAATATTTTGAAAGAGAAGGTAACCTTTGAGGAACATTTCGCCGTCTGCCAAGACACTGGCAGCTGTAACACCTGTTCTCATGAGTATTCCCGCTGCCGTAAGATTACTGTTGGCAAGTCTCATGTGTGCATCATTCCCAAGAAAATTACTGTTGGCGAGTCTCATGTGTGCATCATTCCCAAGAAAGTATCACTATGAGAAAGCTAGCCAGAGAAGGGGTGTACCTGCACCCCACTTTGAATCGTATCGTCGAGCATCACGGCTTTTCTACGCGCATCTACTGGAGCAAGGACATGACTGACTTTCTTCGCCGACAGTACGCCACCACCACTAATCAGGAGCTGGCCGAGTGCCTGGGCCTCAGCCAAAGAACCATCACGCGCAAGGCCCGTGAACTTGGGCTAAAGAAGGATGCCGACTGGCTCCGCGATGTCTACGATCGTAACCGCCGTCTCGGTCATGCCTCATCGCGCGTCAACGGCAACAAGGGCTGGTTTACTGCCGGTCATCATGCCAGCCCCGACACCGAGTTCAAGCGTGGCCGTACACTCCCGCCAGAGCAGCGTCGTAAGCAGACCGATGGTCTTAAACGCTGGTATCGCCTACACCCTCACGACGCGTCCGTGAAAGCCGCAAAGGCATGGGTAACAAGACGAGCTAATCAGAAAAAGAAACAGGAGGACAAAATATTAAACAACTAAAGAAATAAGTCTATGAAAGCGAGAATAAAGAAAACAGGCGAAATAGTTAATATTTCCGAATATGCAAGAATAGCACTTGACCAATGTGACTCTTGGGGTTGTACGGTAGAAGTTAAACCAGAAGATGTAGAGTTAATTCAAGAGAAAACAGAAGATGAACATTGGCAAGAAGTAAGAGAACGTGCTGCAGATAAATCCAAGGCAGATAAAACTCTCATCCGTCGCCCTTTCAAGCTCCTTGCAGGTCATAGGTACTTTTGTATTAAGACACCTGTCTGGACGGACCATTATTATCAAGTCGGTAAAATGTACGAAAGCATCAACGACGATAAGATTGTAGATGACTTAGGCAAAGAACATACCTTTAGCGACAAAATAGACTGTCCGCCTCAGCATTGGTTCTGTGAGGTTGCAGAGCCCGTTCAGGAGATTAACGTTGGCCCCAAACCACAGCCAAGCAAAGAGTGGAGTGAAGGAGATAAAAATAGATTTAATAATCTTATCTTTCTTGTTGAGCATAGCGATGAAAATGAAGCAACTAAAGAAGGTTTTATTAAGTTTATAAATAAGCTCAAATCCCTCAGACCACAGAACCAGTGGAAGCCGAATGATAAGCAGATGAGTGCGCTGAAAGAACAATGTGTCTACAAAAAGAGCACAGTTGCCGGAGAAGTACTTTGTGAATTATATCACGACTTGGAGAAACTAAAGGAGGAATAGTTATGAAATTTACATTATACATATCCACTGATTCTAAACGCAAGGACATCAAGGAAAGATGCTGTGAAGTTCTTGCTGAGTTCCTAAAGAAAGAGGGTTATTTCTCGGTAGAGTTTGACCCAAAAGAAATTGATACTGACAAATTAAGTAAAGCATAAAGTTATGAAAGCAAACGCACCAGTGAAGATATATATCCCTCGACTTGAAGGGAATGAAACATTTGTTCATGAATGGTCTGCTACTAAGTTTAGGAAATACTTTAGTAGGGAAATAGCAGAAAATGTGGAGTATGTCCGCACTGATGCCTTTATTGAGAAGGCTTGTGAGTGGTTAGAAAACAACTTGCAAGGAATTGTTGGGGGAAGTATTTATATGGAGGACTTTAGAAAATATATGAAAGGAGAAGAAGTATGACAAAGATTTATTGCAAGTTAAACGGAAGAAATGTTGAATGCGAATATGCAGGAGAAATAACATATTTTGGCAGCAAAGAATTTGGAGAAAAAGAAGGTATGCACAAATGTACATACTGCTATAATGATTCTATAGGAAGAGATCCAAGTAAATGTAATAAAAAGAAATAACTATGAAGTACGACGAGATTGAAACGAAGGTGCAGTCATACAGATGGCTGGAGGAAATAGCAAAAGACTATCAAACAATGATAAACCGTATCAATTCCGAGCAGGACTATTTCAGAGTTGAGAAGATTGCATACATTGCGCGAGGTGATATACAGTACCTCGACCTGAATTGCCACCGCACCATCCCAGGACACTATATCGCCGACGGGTTGAAAGAAGCTCTGACCGGCATTGATGAAGAGCTCAAACAACTGAAAGCAGAACTGGAAGAAATGAACATTGAACTATGACCGAAGTAATCAACGTAAAGGTATTGCACCTCGTACTGAACCTCTCTTAATCAATCCCCACTTACCAACGCGGCAGGTGGGGATTCTTTTCTTTCCTCCGAAAGCTAAAACTTAGTTTTCTATTAACCTAAATAAAGAAAGCCGATTCTCACGAACAGGCTACTAAAACAATCTAACCTAAATACTATGAAAAACCTTAACTATGAAAAAACACATGACCGCCGCCACCGCCGTAGCAACGTTATTTCGTATTGATACGCCACTGCACACCTACACCCACTCCCGGCTGCAAGCCCTTGGGAGTAACAAACATTCCTGCCTGCAGGCCCCATGATATGCGAGGCGGCGCAATCGTCTGAGTTATGACCGTCTGCTCTTGGTATATCTCTATCTCTTCCAGCCTTGGATCGTAACCCGATACCACGGCCTTATATGTCGAGCTGTCCGTGTACGTCTTCAAGCTGATGGGTATCACTGCCACACCATCCTCCACCCTGATAATGGTGTCGTGCTTGACAAACGTGTCAGGCGCAACACTGATGGGCACATACTTATACCTAACCACCTCCTGCGTCACTATCTGCGTCTCCAGCTTCTCAAACGGAATCTTCACTGTATCTGTCACCGTCACCGTGTCGGAGTGCGCTATCAGCCCCTCGTCTGCGCCCATCTGTCCCGTGCATCGTCCGAGACAGAAAGCTGCCACCGTCAGCACCACAATGATAGCCAACGCTATCAGCAAGTCCTTTATGTCCTTTGTATTCATTATCTTATTTCTTTTACCTCTATCTCTTCGATGGTGGTCTGCCCACTCTCAATCCCTTTCAGGTTCATCGCCAGTCGCTCCACGTCCCTGGTTATCTCCCTGTCGTTCATTCTTGCTGTCAGCACCTCCAGCTCTATTGTAACTATTCTCTTCTCCATAGACTATACTCCAAATACGGTCTTAGCCACTCGCGTATAGTACGCCCGCTGGCTGTAGCCGTTATATCCACCGTTAATCTTCCTCGTCACACCTCTGCAGTCGTCGGCATCGGCATACTTATTCAGATTGTTCCGCTTCCAGAACCACATCGACGCTTTCTGACACCCCGGCTGCTTTGCCAGCCATTCCGGGTGACTCATAAGGTCGCCCACACAATAGCCGCTGTCCTGATACGCTTGGTAGTTTGCGCGGCCTGTGCATTGCAGGTAGCCACGTCCCTTGAACTTCATGCCGTCGCCCTTCTGGGTATTCCCCAAGTCCTTACGACCCTCATACTGCTTACCGCTGGCGATCTCTTCCAGCCATTTCAGCTGTCCCGTCTCATGGGCCACCTGTGCTATGTAGTGCGCCACCCTCATTGGTGTGTTGATACCGAATGTCTCTGCGTAGTCGTTGAACGACTTCACAAACTCCTTCACGCGCTCACTCATTGCCTGCGGCATGATGCGCCTTATCTGTTGCTCTGTTATCTTCATTGCTTCTTCCCTTTATTCTTTGCTCCCTTTCCATCGGTCTTTGCCGCCGTGCCCTCGCTATCCAGCGAGGTCTTCTCCTTCTCTATCTCCTTGCGTATCGTCTCGTAAAGCAGCTCTATCTTGTGCGCATCCTTTATCCCGAGGCTCTTTGCCATTGCCTTGGCTACGTTCAGCGGGTCTGCCTTGCCATCCTTGATGCGCTTGCGGTTCTCCCACACGCTCACCGCCTCGATAGCAATCTCGCCCACGGCCACAAGGACACACACGATGGGAATCTTGCACCACAGACTAAGGCAGGCATCTATGAACACGGCGAGGAAATACAGCATCAGATACGTCACGTCCTTGTTGGCTGTCTCCCGTAGTCCGTAACTCGTTGTCTTGAATTGTCCTGCCGCCTTACTCGCCTTGATGCCAAAATATAAGTCCATCAGGCTTGATGCCAACACCATTACCGCCATCATGCCGATAGCCAGTCCCCAGAGCTTGGCGGCCTCAACGTCGCCTGAGATAATGTGCCCAATAAACAATAATTGTTTCATACCTTATTATATATATGTACTAACCAAATAACAAACACATACTAACGTTGCCATGACTCTTCTTTAAGTAACTCCTCATAGGGTTCCCAATCAATAGAGTCCTTTCGCTGCCAGCCCTCTTGCAAACACTGCTGGATATAGGCCATGCCACCCTTGTAGAAGCGGTCAAGTTCGGAGAAAGTGGTGAACGTATGGTATATGGCGTTCTTCTCTTCGTCCTCGTTTAGCTTGAACTTAACTGGCACTACCTGCAATCGGTGTGCCTCGGAGAAATTCGTCTGATTCTCGTTCGACAGCCACACCACAATTGGCTCTTCCTCGCCATCTGGCGTGAACTCATAGCCGTTCAGTATCTTCTCGTCAGTCTGTTTGTTGATGTCCTCATGGATGGCTTTCTTCACTGCCTCCAATGTTGGCTTACCATCTCTCAACTTGTAGAAGTACACTTCGTACCACTCGTACATGTCATTCACTCCTGTAGCTGTCAGGCCGTAGCCAACCACATATCGGCTGCGCTCTTCTCTTACCAGAGAGAAATCTTCTATCTTTCCACTTATCTTTGACATAGTTGTATTTTTAAGGGTTAGTTATTGGACTGGACGGATCTGCAAGCCGCCGCAGCGCATGTTGTTGGCGTTAGGCGACGACATGGACAAAAAAAAGACCAGGGCATGGCCCTGCGTCGCCGTATAAAACGATGACGCCCAGCAACCACCGTACAAGCCACGGTAGGACAACGACGTATCACTTCCATAGCCGGAACAGGGGAAGAACAGGATGTTGCCGTTAATCTTTGACTTCAGTCTGATACCAACAATACCGTTAATGGTTGTCGTCTTATCTGTTCCGCTAATCACATCGCCGTTGGCATCAACATAGTCGATGTTGTCAAACAACTCTGCAAATTCTTCGCTGCTTGGCATTCTCCACGGAGCACCACAGTTCACGGCAGCGGCATCGTATCTCAACGAAATGTCTCCTGTTAATGCTGCACCAGGAGTTGAAGCATAAGGGCCATCATTTGATGTGCCAAAGTCATAGTCAAAAGCACCTTGCGCATCAGGATTGTGGCCAGCCGTATTACCCCAGCTGAAGAATGAGCAGTCGTAGGTAAATGGCGAAATCTCACCGTTCACCTCTTGGAACTTACTGTCCGTAGTAAGGTCTATATTTGCCTTTGCCCACAACAGGCCAGAGGGCAGTCCCATATCCACCCAGAAGTCACTCTCGACGACTCCCTTCAACTGGTTGAACACATGCACCACTGCGTCGCCTCTTTGCAGTACAAGGTCGTCATTTTCGTCTTTCAGTACAATCCTCATATCTTATTCCTCCTCTTCGTTAATAGGTTCCTCACTATCTTCTTCTCTCACGGGCGGCTCCATGCCGATGCTCTCGTAGAAAGCCTTGTAGCTCTCTTCTGTGTAGGGCTGTTCCTCGTAGTTGTCAATGCTGTCTGATGCACCTAAGCAGATGTCCTCACCCATGATGAAACCGTCCCTCTTTCTCACTATGAAATTGCCCTTCTCGGCGTAGTAGTTTCTTCCTTTCTGTATCATAATTTTAGTGTTATGTTTTTATTATACTACTGGTTATACAAGCCTTACTACATTGTTGCTCCTCTCGAATGTAGTGCAGAAGTCATTGCCTGCTGCCACGTCGAGCTGCAAGTACGGACTGTTGTAATTCAGGTTCTTCGGGATGTCGATATGCCGGCATCGCAGACTCGATGAGGTGGTGTCGGTACAGTTAATTTTCAGGTAGATGTTCTCGGCCGACAAGTGCAGGGTTCTCAGATGGCTCTGCGGCTCCTTTTCATCCGTTCCGTATATGATATGCTGGTTACAGTTATCAAAGATACATGACACTATATCGTCTCCGAAATACAAGTATGTACAATTAGGCCCAATCATCAAATTTCGGCAGTCGTTTCCGAAGTACGCATTACTAATCATTTCAAAAACAGAACCGTTCATATTCTTGCCAAAACACACCTTTGTGCTGTTGGGACCGATTCTGTTCCATCTGAAACCTGAATTTACGACAAGGCCAATAGTCTGGTTAATGGTGTTTCTATTACAAGTCGAGAAGCAGATGGACGAATACAGAGACGTAATATTATTTTCTGTGAAACTATACGTCGCTATTACATCGTGCAATGCAACAATATTGTTTTTCTCTGTATTTTGGCCGAATGTAAGGTTATATGAGTTCGGCCCTATAGTGTTGTTACGGACCCGCGGATTTGAGGTGTTTGCAATAATAAATACTATACGATTGATGTAGAGTAAATCTCCGCTGCAAAACGCTCCTATCTTGTTTTTGCGTACGATTCCCTTTCCGAGTGACACGGTAGCATCCGTATAGTTGCTGCCATAGTTGAAGGTGTACATGTGCCTCGCTGACGGAAGTCCTGTACTTGAAGAAATATTAACCTTCACATATATAGTAGCATATATATTGCTGCTTGATGCCTGGAACGTTAACGGCAGATACAATGCAGATCCGTCAATGACAGCTGCATCAAGATTACTGTCCACATAGGTGTCTGTCAGGGCGCTGCCCCAAACAGGATTTGAGGTTATCATGCCGAAGAGCAAAGGTCTTCTTTCTCTAGCAGATGTGCTTTGAAGCATGTCGGCAAGCTGTTTCATGGCGGCCACACCGAAGTAGTTGTATGTTGCATCGTCTATATAGGATGCAGGCATGACGAGTTCGGTTGACCACTGCCAGCGCTTCGTCATGATATTCTTGAAGTCGTAGGGAACGTCGTTATCCCTGTCATCAACCATCCTGTAGATGACACCCTTGCCTCCTTCACAGGTGTCTGCGATGGCTCCGCTTGCCGTCACGGATTCAGCCACGCTGTTGTCGTATGCCGTATCTCCGGCGGCAGGGTTCTCTGTTGCCGTATATACGGTCGCGGTGCTGCGCGTCCATGCAAACGGGTAGTCACTGCCAGCGTCGTCTGCATTTTCGTTCCTTACGTACCACTGTTCAGACGCGGTACCGACAGGAGCACATATCGACTTGCCAGCAACAGCCCACGCGAACTTTGTGGTATCATTGTCAAGGCAGTAGCTTATCTTCCACGCTTCCAGTGGCACGCCGTCGAAGTAATGCACCTCGTCATACTTCTCCTGATAGTCCGCTGCCGAGGTGTCCTCTGGGATATAGTCGGCAGGGTACTCATGCTTTGTGGCATAGGCATCCTCACAGAGCGTGGACTCGTCGAGAGCCAGCACTACAACGTCAAACCTGTGCCCTGCACTTCTTGTATTGCTCTCTGCCGTGGTGGTCACATAGTCGGTGATACGATACCACTGGCCGGGATTCAGGCCGCTGTTGTCGCGCAGCGACTTCAGGGCGGAGTAGGTGATGTCGATGCACTTGGACAGGAACTTGCCGTCCACATAGCTCTTGTCCGCCTTCGCACTAATATCCAGCACCGTATATGGCACCACCTTGCCACCCTTGTACCAATAAACAGGGTGTACGGGGTGAAGCTCGAATTTTGATGCCGAGCCAATATGTCCGATATAGATGTATATCTTGCCATCTTCGATGCTCGGCAGTTCCTGTACGATTGGTGTCGTTGCATCCAGCTTTGCCGTGCCGTCGCTCTGAGGCACCGCACAGATATATACATCCTTATTACTTGTCAGTGTACTGCCAGTGTTGAATGAATTACGCAAGTCGAACAAAAATTGTTCATATATCATGTGAGATGATATATTGGCGTTTGCGGAGTAGCTATTTTTGACATATACGATTGCACCAAACGGATTGAACGATTCCGTGGTCAGTACCTTGCTTGTTCCAGTCCCTCCTGTAGAATTGACTGGTATCAACGTTGTTTCGTTCTTCTGGAGGCATAATACTCCTTCTGGCAGATTGGTGGCAGCGATGAATGATCCTGCATTGGACGCGTGTCGTAATTGATATGTATTTTCGGAGTTATAGTCTCCTATCTTCCACACACCCGTAACCGTTGTAGCCGTGCCACTGTCGAAGTATGCTGGTGCTTGTGCATTAGCATCATATATAAGCGTAATTATACTATCTGCTACATACGCATCTGCCTCATTGGTCACATTCCTGCAAACAGGATGCTCACCAAGCCCGTTAATATTCAGAACCGTGTGATAGGTTGAGCTACCCTGCACTGGAATCTTGATATTCACCATCATGCCGTCACGCAGAGCCGTAACACCCTCACACTGGCCTGTCCACTTCACAGAGTAATAGTGACCGCTGGTGGTTACTGCTTCTGTGCCGCTTACATTCGTCACGGGATGAACCAGCTCACCTTCAAGCGCCTCCGACACAGCTTCGGCAAGCTCCGCTATTTTCTGCGTAGCGGCCATAGACATCTTTTTCATGGCCATTGCAAGGGCCTTCAACTTAATCTTTGTCATAGTCGTATGTTTGGAGGTGTGGTGTTATTATGCTTCGTCCGTCAGCGAATCATCAAAGCCAGCGGCTGCAAAGTTATCTGCAAGGGCTTTTTCTGGTGTTCCTGCAGTGGTTGTCTTGGTTGGATCGTAGCCGAACCACGAAATAATCTCTGCTGTTGTCATCAGTGTAAGGTCGCTGGCTATATCTTCCTCCTGCGCCTTACCTGCTGCGCTCTGAGCACCTGCAGCGCTGCGCGTTGCCAATGCCAGCTTTAAGCCAGAAGCCGTTGTGCCAAGGCCGTTGGCATTGCTGGAGTCTATCTTGACAGACACGACGTTTCCAACTATCTCAATGCCGTTGCCGGCTGTGTATATGTCGATAAGCTCCGACAGGTTGACGCAAAGGTATTCGTTGCTTTCGGGCGACAGACTATCCACCTTTACATTTACTGTGAAAATAGCCCACAAGCCAGCAGCATCGACGGCCGCAGGGGCTTCGTATGATGTCACGGTAATTCCGTTCTCTTTGGTGACAAAGTAGCGGCCAGCGTCGGCTCCTGTACCTTCTACAACGGTGCATCTTTTCACGCCCGTTACCAAGAAGTCTTTCGGGATATTGATTTCGCCGACGTAGTTCTTGCCTGCCCCTGTCCGTACTACGTTAGCTTCCTCCGTAACGCCCAGGGCAAAGATGATGGTCTTAAGGTATCCGGCATTAGGAGTACCCTTCTCTATCATGTTCAACTTTGACGCTTCAATCTTATCAAGCGTGAACTGCCTTGAAGTCAAGCTGACCTCTTTTAGCCTTTTGGCTAACTCATTTAATTTCTTCTTTGTCATGGCTATATAGTTTTATTCTGTTTCTTCGTCATAAAACCAACCCCTAATCATCTGTGGGGTTATCTCTGCTACGGCAGCATCTAACCATGCCTCCATAGCATCCGTCATATTAAGTTGGCGCGACTCTCCGTGACGGTTGGTAATGGTGACAACCATGCCCTCTAGAGTCGCGTCCATGCTGTCCAGTTCTTGTGCCTTCTCGTTGGCAAGCTCGGCAGCATCGTTGGCGGCATTCGTAGCATGACTGGCGTTATTTATCAGCTCCTGCAGCTCTCCCTCCAATCTTGTCAGGTCTTCCACCGCCTCCGGTGCCAGCTGCTCATGCCCTACTGACTTGGGAGCAATTTTCTCTGCCGTAACTGCACCCGGCGCAATGTTCTCGCCCGTTATGCTGTTATTGAAAATATCGCGTGACTGAACCAGCACGCGATGCTTTCCTATATGTATGTCAAAGTGGAATAGTTTCATCGTCAAGTAATATGTAACATTTCCTTACATCTACAGGCGTTGCCAGCCTCAGCACCGCAGGACTTGTAACGTCTAACGACAGCTCGTAGTTGTCGCTGCACTCTGGTGTCTGACCGTAGGTGGCAAAACCGCCGTCCTCTTCCATCTTTTGTACGACCACAGGAGCCAGTGATGCCAGCTCTATGCGAGCTGTAGCCCGGTGTGGCACTTCAAACGATTCACTCAGGTAGCCGTTCATTTCAGCATCAAAGGTAAACTGTGGTACTATCATGTCAGCTTCTTCCTAAGTATTTCTCCGACAGCTCCAGCAGGCTGCTGGCAATGTCCTCGCGGAAAGCAAGCATTGTCAGACCTGCCACATGATACACAAAGGCAGGCTCCAGCCTGATAGGTACGCCCACGCTGGCACTATCCTGCGTGTCGGTATTGTAGATGGCCGTCGGTTTTCTCACTATCAGCAGCTGCAGCGTGTCATCAGCGGTCTTTGCGCTGTACATCTCTAACTGTCGTGTCGTGCCTTGGTGTGTCAGCACGCTTACAGGGCGGTCCCATGTACCGCGCGTGTAGCGATTCTGCTGCATCAGGTACACCTCCGACTGCGCCGATACAATCTCGGGCGCACGGAACCACGATGACAACCGCGCTTCGACGATGCGAAGCAGATCGTCCGGCAGCTGCAGACGACCCACCCCATCATCGCCTATCTGGAAATGAGTAAGTTCAGTTGGTGTCAGCTCTGACAGGCTGTCGATGTCAAGCAATTCCGATGGGGCATTTTCCAGCACCCAGTTTAGGCCGTAGCCTATCTTATCTACGATAACGTCTCGCAGGTTTGCCTCGTCGCTGTTCGACAAGAACCCCGAGTCGTTAACCATCAGTTCGTCGATGGCAGCTCTTACACGCTTGACAACGTCGCCTACATTCATAGCTTAACCGCGCTTGATTTTCGGATTGATACCATGCTCTTTGAGCGTCTGACGAGCCTCAGCCTCCGTCTGCACCTGAATCTGCCACGTCTGGGCAATATACAGGATAGCCTCAGCAGGATTCTGAAACTCCATCGTCTTCATGCCGTCACCCTTCGGTGCCGTCTCTGTCGCAGGCTCTGTTGCAGGTGCTTCCGCTACAGGCTCGGGCGCTGCTGCAGCAGTCCCCTCGACCTTCGGCGAGGTCTGTGCCGCTGTTTTCCCTGCGGGTGCTTCCATCGGCTTAATGCGGCTGGCACGGTCTTTTGCCGGTACTGCGGCCTTGCCAGTAGGCAAGGATGCACCAATAACACGAAGCAGTACAACCTCCTTGTTCTTGAACAGCTCACTGGCTTCAAGAGCTTTCATCTTGAACGGGTTGTCAGTGCGGAGCTTGGGTTTAGTGCCATTATACACGTTGCCGCCTACGAAAGCCACACGAACCTTTACACCTTTGTAGTGCAAGGTCACCTCATAGCTGTTCTGCAACTTCTGTAATTGATACTCTTTAATCATAACGATTTGTTTAGGGGTTCTTTCTCAAATATTAAACGGCTGCAGCTACACCGAGCACGTCAGTCATGCCGCAGCCGTCGTTAATAATGAAAGGAGGATTCTACTCTACGCTACCAGTGTAGACCTTCCACTCGTCGTCGGTCTCACTCCACTGATAGATGTGTTCGCCGTCCAGCACGTCGCCGGTGTACTCGGCCCAGGCGTTGTCGGTATAGATGTAGTACTTACCATTCTCGTAGGTGACATCGTCGGGGGCTGTGCCTACGGTGATGTCAACGGTAGGAGCGATAATCATATCCTCTGTCGGGTCGGCGGGCAGGGTGCTCACCTTCTCCACGGGACCGTCCTCACTCAGCAGACCGTCAAACGAGATAAGCATGCCGTCGGTCGGGTTGGCGGGCAGGGATGTAATCAGCGTAACGGGGTTAGCGGCATCGCTCATGTTCTTGTCTACAATCTCGTCGTTCGGGCCAAACAGCAGACTGGTGTGTCCGCCAAGCTTCAGGGCACCTGCCTCGATGTAGATGTAACGGCTGGCCTCGCGGGCATCGTTACCGGCCTTCTTCAGGTCAATCTCATACTCCTTGGAGTTACCGCTGATGTTGTGGTAGTACTTGGCCTTCTGGATGGGGATAACAACCATGAAGTTCTTGTAGCCGAGGTCATCAAGGGCAGGAGCATGTACGATGTGCCATGTGCCGAAGTTGCTCACCAGGTCGCGTACTACGATGCCGTAGTCGGTCTTGTGGTGCTTGTACTCTACGGTGTGGTGCAGAATCTCGGGCATGTTCTCCAGCTCGGCAATCTTGTTCATGCCGCAATAGACGTAAGCCTCTTTCGACTTGCCAAGGCCAGTGCCCATAACCTTACCGATGGCCGAAATATGCTCCCACTTGAACTTACCATCCATACCAATCGTGTTGGTAAGCTGACGAAGAACGCCGTTCATGGTGTAGACATATTCCTCGTTGCCGTCCTTGGTGCGCATGATGAACTTACCTTGTGCCATGATCCACAGGCTGTACTCCTGCTTCTTCTTGAAGTTACGCAGTGCCTGTGCCTTGATGTCGGCAAGTCCCCAGCTGGTCTTCTTGATAACCTCACGCTCCTTGTCGGTAATGAGGATATTAAACTCCATTTTCTGGAGATAGACGGTTGTCGGGCGGGGCTGGCTGTTGTCAGGCTGCACAATCATCTGGCTCTCGGAAGCGGCTACAGACGTGATGACCATTTCCGTTCCGGCAGGAATGGCAGGTGCGGTGTAGTCACGCAGGTACTCACTCTTCTGAGTGTCAACCTTGGTAATACCGTTGATAGGACGGCAGGTAATCTTCTCTTCGTCGTTAGAGACAACAAACAGCACCAGCGGACCACCATCCTTCTTCGACTGACTGCCGTTCTCGTAGCCGTTCACACCCTTCACTACGATGGTGCTCGATACACCCAGCAGACTCAGGTTACCGCTACAGTTCGATTCCGTCAGGATAATCTTCTCACCGGCGGCAATGTCATCAATGACCGTCAGCTTCAGGTCTTCCTCACCGATGCGGAAGTCGGTAATCTCGTAGTCGTGACCGCCTACGGTGCGCTGCATGGCAATCGTCTGCGCGTGGTTCAGAAGAACATAGTCATCAGCCTCAAACTCCACAATGTCGGGGTCATACTGGTCTTCCAGCAGCTTGGCACGGCGAAGCTGGGTAGCAGATGCCTGAGTGCCCGGCAGAGACTGACCGGCACCCTTGCCGTCAGGACTCTTCAGGTCGTTGGTCTCAGGATTCACTGGGTCAGGATTGGAAGGGTCGGGGTCACCTACGGCACCCTCGGCAAGGCATACGCCTGCGCCACCCGTCAATACTGCCATCACTACGAACATCAGACTGACTACCAGCTGATGTTTCTTAATAAAAGCAACTAACTTTTTCATACGTTTTTTAATTGTTGGTTAATATCGTGTTAATTTTCCTCTCCGTATCTGTGTGGCTGATGCCTGCGTACCTGTCAAGTTCTGACCAGCATAGCCGCCAGGACTTCTTAGGTCGCTCTTTGTCGGGTCTACGGGGTCGCGCTTTCTTGGCGACGGGTCCATCACTGCAGCACTATAGTCCATTATGACAATTATTTAGTCCATAAGTTCCTTACCCCAGTCGGCAAAGCCGCCTTCCTTCTTCGGCTTCTTCTCGCCGCGTCCGGCTCCACCTGTGCCCTTTGAGGGAGGCAGACCGGTTCCAAAGTCCTTCAGGCCGTTTTCCACCTTCTCGTTAAGAGCTGTTGCGCGTGCCTTTTCGGTGGCAGCGGCAATGTCGTTGTCGTAGTTCTCGGCTTTCAAGATGGCCTCCCAAACTTCCTTGCTGACGATACCGCGAGAGGCTGCGCCAAAGATGCCGTCGCTGATAGGCTCACCGTCCTCTCCAGTCTCGCCAAACATCTTCTTGACAAGGGCAACAACATCTTCGTTGCTCAGTCCTTTCTCGTCCTGTACCTGTTTCAGCGCATTGAAGGACTCCTGCATGTTAGCACCTATCTCTTTCTTGGTGTCCTCGTCGGCCTTAGTGGCGGCGGCTGTCGCCTCCTGATTCTTGATAAGGGCCTCGCCCATCTTCTTACCAAACTCCGGATCGTTGGCCAGCTCACGAATATCCATGTCGGGGCCGATGTTTTCTGCCAGATAGGTAAACGGGTTCTCGCCTTCCTTTGCTGCCAGCACCAGTCCGGCAAGCAACGGCGCTTTGTCGAAGGCCTCACCCAGCAGCCGATTGTCTTCACGATACTTCTCCAGCTCGTCAAGATTCGCGTTTGCCTGTGTGTAAAAGGCGTCCTCGTCATCGAGGTTCATGTCCGGGTGCGCCTTGCTGTAGCGGTCGCGGTATCGGTCACGCGCCGTCGGCTCGGTTGACGCCGTTCCTGCAGCTTCTCCTGCGGGTACAGCCGGTGTAGTGGCCTCGCCGTTCGGCGGGGTCTCTGCGTTAACTTTCTTCTTCTCTGCCATAACTGTTATGTTTATGTTTTGTTTGCCGTCGTTGGCTGGATTCGCCACAAAATTAAAGCTGCAAGGGGCTTCATTTTTCACAATATTATCAAACAGCCGAGGAAACAACCGCCAAAATGCCTCTTTTGATAATTTTGTGAAAAACATCGCCCTTTTCAGACCTATTTTTGCAACCAAAAGAATCATCACAGCATGACAAAACAGATAAAACCACTACTGACGCTCGACGATGTGAGACCGCTGCCCAGTGGCAGTCGCCTTGACACTGTCGCCCAGCGACGTAAGCGCTATACACAGCCCGACGAATACGACAAAGACCTGCTCGGATATTGCGCACGCTCATGGATGAATAAGGATAGCTTTCGTCAGGAGCGTGCCCGCGTACTTCGTTACCTGTTCGGCAACCAGTGGGGCGACATTATCAATGTGCATGGTCTCGGCAACATCACCGAGGAAGAGCTTATCAAGCTTCAGGGCAACGTGCCGCTGAAGAATAACGTCATGATTTCCCTCTGGTCTACTGTCTATGGCATCCACGCGAAACAGGAGACGGAGCCGGTATGCTACGCGCGTCATCAGGATGCTAAGGAGCTGTCGGATAATATGTCGGCGGCTTTGCAGACCAACTGGCAGAATACTTACATGTCGGAACTGCTCGACACGGTCTTTGCCGAATACATTCTTTCCGGAGCTGCCTTTTCCTACGAGACTTTTGAAGAGCGCAACGGACTGCACGATTCCTATACCGACTACTTCAACCCATATTTTATGTTCTGGGAGGGTGGCAGCGACCCGGCACACCGCGACATTCACATGATAGGATGCCTCCGCGAATATACGCGCGAAGAGCTTTATTTCTGCTTTGCCAAGCCGGAGTACAACCTTACCATCGACAAGCTCAATGAGATATTCCATATTGGCGACACATTACCAGCAGCTCCCACACATCAGCAGAACGAGGTAAACGAGCTTAACAACGTTTCTTTCTATCGGCCGTCAAATCCTAACTGCTGTCGCGTTATCGAGGTTTGGCGTGAAGAGGTCAAGCCGCGCTATCAGTGCTACGACCTGCTGGCAACAAGTCAGGTTGACAAGTATTTCCGCGTTGAGAAAAAAGACCTCAAAGCCATCCGAGACATCAACCTCCAGCGCAAGGCGCTCTATGATGAACAGGGTGTGCCCAACGAGAAGCGGGCCTATATCACCGCAAAGGAGATTGTCGACAAGTACTGGCAGTATTACTTCCTGGCACCTGACGGCCGCATACTCTGCGAGGGCGAATGTCCTTACGACTACAAGGACCACCCCTTTACGGTTTCTCTCTACCCATATATAAACGGTGAGATTCATCCGTTCATGAGTTTCTTCATCGACCAGCAGCGTTACATCAACCGCACTGTCATGATGGGCGATATGGCATTAAAGAGTTCGGCCAAGGGCATGACGTTCTTACCACTCAGCATGAAGCCCGAGGGTATGACCGTTGAAGAGTATGCCAATCAGAAGACCAAGTTTGATTCTGTCTTTGTCTATGACGATACGAAACCGGCAGCACAGCGGTCCGACCGAAAGCCCGAGTTCTATACCCACTCGGCTATGAACATCGGCCATACGGAAATGCTGCAGATTCAGATGAACATGATCCATGAGGTATCAGGTGTTCACGATGCCGTACAGGGTAAGACACCCACCTCCGGCACCAGCGCAGCACGCTACGCTATGGAGTCGCAGAACGCCACGACCACCATCTATCCCCTCATTAAGAAGTTCAACGGATTTGAGGAACGTGTTGCCATGAAGAAGTGCATCACCATGCAGCAGTTCTATGAGGAAGGTCGCGACATCACGCCGCGAAAGTCCGACGAACAAATCTTCTACCGCGCCAACGCTGCCCGCGATGTCAAGTTCAATGTCTCTATCAAGAACTCGGCCAGCTCGGCTGCTTTCCTACAGCTTGGTAACGAAATGCTTGACAAACTGCTGCAAGGTGGCCTTATCGACGCACGCACATACCTCAAACACTACGATGCGCCGGGTGTCGACAAGATTCTTCAAGACCTCGACAGCTACCAGCAGCAGTTGCAGGAGGGACAGCAGCCCGCAGCACCCGTACAGATACCTGGAGCCAACCAGCAGCAGGCAGCAACAGCCACACAGCTGCTTCACGGCCCCGGACAGCTCTTCACACGTCAGAACGGCCAGCTTATGCCAGCCGAACAGTAATATATAAATAAGGTATATGGATATTACACTACAGTTCAGCACTCTCGCCGAAGCAGTCAACCGTTCTCTGGCTATCACCGCCAAGCGACTGCGTAACGCCGATGGAAAGTCGGTGTATGATGACATCACACTCAGCACAGCAGAACAGCCGTTGCTCTACGACTACTTCCGAGAGGCTATCGTCCTGCTGAATACCACGACGCAGCACTTCATCACCGATACCCTGTTCAGTGACGAGATGGAAACGCCGTCCGTCACGCTGACTTTTCCAAACAATCATAACAACGCTATGAATACAACTATCACCGTTGCCCTCACATCGTTCTGTGTGGCCTACGCCGTCTATGCTTGGCTGTCCGTCGTGAATCCCGGCATCGTCAAGCGCTACGAAGAGGCCATGCAGGAAAAGCTCGATGCTCTTGTGCAGCTCATCTTTCACAAAGCACCCCCGCAGTCTTCATATACCTATGATTTACCACCTGTTGTCAACACCCCCGGCGACATCACTCTCTCTTCCGGAGGTCAGTATCTTCTCGGCTACACTCTTGGCTCTGATGGCGTTGACGATCTGGTGGCAACATCATCCAGCGAGGCTATTGTGGTTACAAAGGTACCTAACAACCGCCTCTTCTCTATCTACAACGGCAATGTAGGCGAGAACAACATCACCGGCACCGTCACCATCAAGCGCAGCGACAACAGCGTCTTGGCCACAATCAACGTCACTGCAAAGGCTCCTGCCGCCGATGCCGCCATCGTCACCCACCCCGCCCTGATAGGCTACAGCGCCTTGTCCGATACTATCACCTTGCGTAAGGGTGCAAATATCAACATATATTTTACAGGTAATATCACGAGTATAACGGCAAACAACGATAATGTTTCCTATACGCTTACCGATTCTCCGACAAAGGTAATCAACATCCAGGGCGACGAGGTAGGTACTTCCGTTGTTACTATCTACGACAATGCAGGCTGGCGTTACACACTCTACGTTACTGTTGAGGCCGTAGTGGGAGTATCTCCATACTTTACATCACCACAGCACGTCGGAATCGACGTTGGAGAAACAACATATATCACCTATAATCTCGGTGACGAAACCCTTGACGATTTCTATGTAGCTGAAAGTCGTGGCAATATCACCATCACTAAGGATGCAGCGAATAGAAGATTTGTCGTCACCGGCATATCAGCTGGTGGTGGTTATGTGCGCGTGCAGTCCTCGCGTCACCCAGAGAGCAACACCGTATTTATGTTTGTTGTCAACTCCACGGATGAGGCACAACTGCCCGATGTGTACGGCTATACAAGCGGAGACACCATCAACATGGTTGCTGGAGCAAGCCCCGTCCGTATCTATTTCTTCCCCGGCTCAGAAGGAACCTTCGATATATCACCATCAGTAGTAGGAAAGGTGTCTCTCTCCGAATACGACGGCATGGGTTATGTGGACGTGACACCGTTGGAGGCTGGCAACATTACGCTGACCTTTGCCAATCAGGGAATGATAGTCGACGAACAAAACGACACAAGTTGGTCGTTCACTCTCACCATTGCCGTTGCAGCACGCCCGGCAGTAGTCACCAATCCTATTGTATATTTCCCAGATAGAGTAGAGGGTTTCTATAAGGACGATGTCAGACGATACGACTACGTTCTCGGCAATGACAACACCGATAACCTTACAGTGACTTCATCCAATCAAAATGTCGCTACTGTTGATATTGACAGGACGAACAAGAAAATTGTCATTACCGCACAGAGCGCATCAGATGGTACGGCAACAATCACCGTTTCCAAACCTAACACAGGCTGGAGCCAGTCTGTAGTCGTGTATGTCGATGAGTCTTATGAGGTCATAGCACCTAAGATTAACTACTATCAGATACATGGCTCGTCTGCCGTCAACATATCAAGCGGTCAGACATCTGCATCCGTTTCTGTAGAAGGAAAGCGAATCTATGTCAACGCCTCAATGGGACGTAAGAAAAACGGAAGCGTTATTTATACGCGCATCGTCTCTTCTGACCAGACCGTCATAGCTGTTACTGACCAAGTTTATACTGGAACCATCAGCTTGATTCCTGTGTCAGAAGGCTCTGCAACCGTCAGTTTCTATAACTCCGACACCAACGCCTTGATATTTGCCCTTGGCGTGACCGTGACCGAGGCAACAGAGGATGCTGGAGTGCCGGTTATAAATGGCCTCGCTATTGTTGGTGGGACGTTCAGCACCAACCCAAGCGAAAATGAGTCGTATATTGCAATACCATCCGACAGCACAAGCTACAATGTATATTTGCCGCTTGATAAATATCTGCTGCTGGATATTGACGACACAGCAGCAGAAGTAAGTATTACTTCCGACAACGATTCCATAGCAGAGTACGAACTTATGGGTGGCGGTAGAGGTGTTGCTGGCAATGATATGATTGTACCTCACGCCGTTGGCTCTACGGTTATCAGATTCACATCACCCGGTTTGTCGTGGTCGTTCAATCTTAATGTTGCTGTTGTTGGAACATCTTCAGAGGGTGGTAGCAATACACCTGCCTCCCTTCCCGAGATTACTTCCAGCAGCCATGATGGTACATACTATCTTAAAGGAACTGTTGACGGCGTAACCAATCCCGTCTTTATGCATGACTCCCTCGGTACCGGTGTTGTTGTCATACACAAAACTAATAATAACGAAATCTACTGTTACAACGAATCAGCAGGTACCGTTAGCATCGACACCGTTCACACCCTAAGCGACGTAAGCACTCTTGGGCAGGCCATCGTTAATGCACTGACTACATACGGAGTTGCTGCAGCGACTTATACTACAACAACATCACAGCCCGATTCACCTGTTGGCTACGCACTATATTCTCCTGCAAGCTCCGGCGGCTCTTCATCAGGTACAGAAGACTGGAGTGGCTTGACGCTCTGCGAAGACTCTTCTGATTTCGTTGATGGTGAGGTATATGTATTGAAGGGTTATATACAAGATTCGCAATATACCAACCTGCGCAATTACATATTCCGATACAACAATGGCAAGGTTGCCGCAGTATCAAGCGGGAACGGAAATAGGCTTTATTATTTCGATGCGTCAAACCAGCAAATAAAACAAGAATACTTTAGTAATGTCTATGACATGGAAGATGCTGCGTGGTACATTGTTACAGCTGTAGCCAACGCATTGAACACAATAGGTATGACTGTAACCGCAGATGAGGTAAATGGCACTCCAATACGAACACAAACAGTAACCTCAGTAACTAAATATGTTGAACAATAAACCCGATAAATTATGGCAAATCTACTCACACTTACACTCAACCGCGTCAACATCATCGACGCTGTGAAGGCCGACACTTTCATCACTGGTCAGATTGACAAGTCGGCAGATGCAGTCAAGAACGCTGCCCTTGCCTTCCACGAGTCCGCTGGCGATGACAACTATCATGAGGTGAAGCTGCTGCGTACACTTCGCGGGGCTATCGCCAAGTTCGAGGCTAACATGGTGGAGTTCGTCGACACGTCCGATGCCAATGCGGCCATCACCAACACCCTCAACCCTAACAACGACACCTTTGCCATCACCCTGAACGTGGCTTCGCGTTTCAACAGGGCTTTTGCAGGCACCCTTGCCTCACTCGCCGAGACATTCCTTATCAATATGATGCTCTACGACTGGTGGCAGTCTGCCAAACCCTCTCTCGCCAAGGACTACTACGCTGCTGCACAGGACTCCCTTGTTTACGTCCGGCAGTGTCTCGCCAAATCTGCGCCAGCAGTGAGCCAGCAGTCTTACGCAGGCCCCACCGGCGAAGTCGTAGAACCGCAAGCCCCTGCTGGCTCCGGCACTACTACCGAGACAACCGAGACAACCGAGACAACCAATCCCTAACGGCTAACAAGTAAAGACATGAATATCCGACTTACCCTTTACAAGTCCCTCATCATCGAGGCCGTCAAAAACGAGACCTTCCACCGGGGACAGTTCGACAAGGCCGCAGACCAGAAGGCCGCTGTAGCAGCCTTTCATGAACAGGCTGGCGACGAGACCTACCATGAGCGCATCCTGCAGCGATCGCTCACCACTAACTTGTCTTCCTTGAAGACGTTACTCTCCGACTACCTCACGGCATCGGGAGAGCTTGCCGGCCATAACATCACCGAGGAAACCAATAACGACCAGATTATTCTTATCCTCAATGTATCGGAGCGTTTCAACACCTCCTATACGGACGCGCTGGCAAAACTTGCAGCTGAGTATATCACCAACGCTATGCTCATGGACTGGTGGCGTCCTGTCAACGGAAAGCAGTCGGAACTCTATGCCACATTCCTGCAGAAGAACACCGCCGACATTCAGCGCTGTTTCTCCAAGACTGCCCCGAAGGTGCCCGTCTATAAATACCCGATAGCCATCGACATCAGATACCCGCTTATCGAGACCAGCAACGGCATACCAGGCTACATCACACCATCCAACAGTCAGCTGGCACAGGAGGTTCTCTTTGGCAATCCTTGGCGCATCAGCGAGGGCGAGGACTCGGAAATCTCCTACACCCTATCGGGCGAGAACGGAGAAGACCCCGTTGACGACATCATGGTGCGCGTCGACAATGGCCACTGCTGCCATGCACGCCTCAACGCACAGGGACGTTACTACTTGCACGCCGTCCAAAAGGGCTACGCCATCGTCACCCTGTTCTCACGCCACGACAGCCGTGTCTTTGCTACCTTTGCCGTCCGTGTAGTATAAAAAGTATTGCTTATGATTGCAGAGATTATCATCTTCAAACAGGAGATTACACACGACATCGAGGCCGATGTCCGGCAGCTGGAGCGTATGCGCAAGCTGACAGACACGCCCATACTGACTAACGACGATGCCGACAGGTATAGCCTCAACACGCAGATAGACCTCGCGCTGTCTATTGCCATATCACGTCTGCAGGCGTATGTCATCAGTACACCGTGCCACTCCCACCAAGTCGCTCACGACCACACCACCGACTGGGACGAGAAGAAAATCACCCTCGACATGCCCTTTAGCTGGCCACAGCACCTGCTGGAACCTCTTAAAAACGCCGTCCACCGTTTCATCGTCAAGACGGCACTACATAACTTCCTGCGCGTAGCGTTGCCACAAGACCCTTACACAACGCTCTCGCTGGATGAAGCCAATGAGGCCAGCAACCGCATCAATTCACTTATCAGCGACAGACTAGGGCCTATAAAGATTCACCCAACACCATTCGGATAGTTAATCATGGCAGGAGGAAAACGTGGACGCCCACCCGGCGCACAGAATAAGGTAGGTCAGGAACAGAAGGAATTTATCAAGGGCCTGCTCGGCGAGACTCAGGAAGAGTTTCGTAAATCTTTCGTGTTCTATGCTAAGAACGCAGAAAAAAACGCGGAAGACCGCGCCCGCTTTGTCAACATCTCTATTGAGCTGTCAAAGATGATTGTCCCCAAGCCTGTAGAGATTGATGCCAGCATCAACGCCAGCGGATTTGAGGAACTGATGAAGCTATGCTCCAAATATGATGATGAAGAGTAGACTAAAGGTCTGCTTCTGTGCCGGCTCTTGCTGCCGACAATCCTCCAGTTGATTCTTTTATCCACTGAGGTAGTGGCATCTTCAGGCTTACATACAAGCCGATACCCGTTGACATCACAATATCGTCATGGTTGTTCTTGCCTTCTGAGTTACCCATTGTGCCGTCTTCCTTACGCTCGTATATCATCAGCTCGTCAAACGCCTGTTTGTCAGGTTCCACATAAAGGGCATCCTCCACATACGCCTTGTAGCAGTCTATCACCAGCTCCTTTGTCACGGTGTTGGTGTGGAAACCGTAGATGTTCGTTACCTTCTGCGTCACCTTGTCAACCTCGGTGGCACGGATATACAGGTTAGGATAGTAGTCTGCTATCTCGTCGATGATGGTTCCGAAGTGGTCACCCTCTTCATCCAGTCGCTGCTTGCGGGTGTCGGCAGTGTTCTTCTCTATTACCAGCTTCGCGTCGCCGTATAAGTGCGCAAGCTGCGCTGCTTTCCATGCCAGCAGGTCAAAGCGCATGTGACCGCGCCAACGTGCCACCACCTGCGGCTTTCCATACATACCGGGCATCATGCCGAAGCGGTCTATCACCGTCATAACGGTAAAGTCCGATGTGCGGCTGCTACCGCCTATGTCGACGCTCACCACATAGCGGTCCGACACTTTCAGGCCGTCCGGCATACGCCATATTCTCAGTACCTGTCCGTCATCCACCTTGTCAACGAGGCGGGCACGCTTAATGGCATTGATGCCTTTGTCGTAGTCTGACACGATGTTACCCACAAATATAGGCTGCTTCTCCATCGACATGCGCATAGCATCAACACAGTATTTGTCAAAGATAAGGTTACCAGCGGCCATGAAGCACTCCACATCGTCGGCGGGGAACTCCGTAGCCATGTAGCTGTGTGTGCGGTACTCGTTACGTTTGTTCCTGTACCAGTTGATAGCTTCCATCGAGGCACCTTTCTGCCACTGTTGCCAGAAGTATTTGCCACTCTCGCGGTAGCCCTTCGGATTGTTCGGGTTATCTTTGTTCTCTATCAGCCACTCGGCAAACTCCCTCTCCGCTGCACGATACGCCTTGATGGTCTCCTTTGCTTTCAGCATCTGTGCCTCACCCTTTGCCGCCGTGCCCTCGCTATTGAGCGAGGTCTTCTTAGTAGCCCTCAGCGCCGCTGCAAACGCTTTCCAGCCACCTTCCATCAGCTCGTCGCGGTATAACTCAATTTCATAGTACGCAACAAACAGCGGCTCCCATGCGCTCGGTATGTCGGGATTCTTCGCCTCTTGATACATATTGTAGAAGAAGTCGCCGACAGTCCTGCCCGACGATTCCATCACTATCATGGTGTCCGGGCGCTTACCTACCGTACCATTGATAGATGACAGCACACCCTCCGGCTTCTTCTGCTCCGTCTCTTTCCAGTACGCCACCTCTGACAGATGTGCCATCTTAAGGTTAGAGCTTCGGCTGGCATCGTAGTTCTCGTATGACACTACCGAGGTCACGTTACCTCTCACCTCTTCGCCTGCAGTGGTCTTCACCACAAAGTCGGTGGTGCTGCCCTTGAAAGGCGCACTCTTCAGACGGCGACCTTTCAGGCCGACACTCCAGCCGGGCTGATGATCCAGCGCAAGGTCGTACATCGCGCGGATACGGATTGATGCTGCCGTCTGGTGGGCCATAATGGCCATGTTCCACCGCTGATGCTTGAAGTCCTGCATCCACTTACCATACAGCTGCGTCTCGGTGGAACCGCCGAACTGACGCGCCTTTGGCAAAACAATACGGATGGGCCTGCGTTCAAGCCTCATCTTCTCCTGTAGGGCAAGTATCTTGCGCTGGCCGTAGTTAAGGACGAAAGGTATCAAGGTGCCCTCTTCCTTATCCACAATCTTGTATATCATGGCAAAGGCAAACGCAGGGTCTTCCTCTGCCCTCATCTTGAACAAGGCACAGACAACGTCCTCAAAGGTCTCGTCGTTGAACTCCCAGCCCAGTTCGTCCTCAATGTATTTCCTGATACTGCCGCGTTTCAGTACCTTTTTCAGAAAGATGTTATGCTCTACGATGCGCTCCGGCATATACTGAACCCTGATGGGGCAGTCCGGAATCTTCACCTTCTTTCGGGGACCAGGGGCGCCGCGTCCGGTAATAGGGTTGAAGCCGTCAAACATTTCATGGTTGCGACGCTCGTTCTCTTTGACAAGCGCCTCTACCGTCGGCTCACCGTTCCACCATCCCGTCGCTGCTGCCTCGGTTTTCCCTGATGGCATATCAACCTTTCCACCGTCCATAGGCAAGCCCCATCAATACACAATAGGTGTGAATACTCCAGTTGATGTGTGGTATCAGCACGCCCACCAGCGCAAACGGCAGCATCCTCTTGCAGAACGTCCAGTATGTTGTTGTGCCACAACGACACAACGCCCCCCACTTTACACCGATGATAGCAAACAACACGCCGCTGAATCCCATTGTCGCCGCTGCTGCCGCAGTCCCCTCGCTATTGAGCGAGGTAATCATCTCCCACGCCCCCGGCAGCACCGGTAGCCACGACGCAAGAAACGCGATAGCTACCGATACCGCCAAGTACAGGCGCTTTGACATTAGCCAAAGCACAAACAGATTCCCGCACAAATGCCAGAAGTTTGCATGACACACTATCCACAGCACATGCTCCATGATAGTTCCGTCTTCTCTATAACCCACCTTGACACCCAGCGCCCACACCAGCACCAGCACGATGGTGACAGCCGTCTTCTCTATCAGCAACCACTTCATACACTCTTCCTTTTGCTTCTCTTCTGCCATATCTGACACATGCGCGTATGACCGATGTAGAACCTCGGTGCCGGTTGCAGGACGGCAAACTGCAGTACAAAGCTCAGGCTCTTACCGCAATAGGCGCTGTTCTGCCAAAGGCGTAGCACTGTCTCAAACAGGTCTTCATACATTTTCCTTTTCAAAGGCGAAAGCTTATCAATGGCGCTGCGGTCGCCTCTTGTCAGTGGCGATATATACTGATGCGCTCGTCTGGCATCTATATAGAACCTCGGTGCCGGATGCTCCACGACACGACGGAAAGCCTCGTCGTTACATCTGCACTCATAGCTGGCACTCACCTCCCGGAACACCTTCATGAGGTCTTCCTCCATCTCCTTTCTACAGTTAGTATGCTCCTTCATCATTATCACCTTTTTACTATTCACGCACATTCTCCGTCCTGCGATCCTGCGTCCTGATAATAGTACCGCTGAGACGCTCATAGGGCTTCATCTTGATAAACAGGGCTATGCGGTAGTACTTGGCGGCAGCACCAAAGCGGCTGCTGCTCTTATACCACTCCTGCAGGTCGTTGCTCACGAACACCTCTGTCTTCACCATGCTACCCTTACTCTTATCCCACATGCCCACGTTCACAAGCTCACGCAGGCTTGTCACCGTAACAGGCCCGCTGACCTTCATCGGACGTGTCAGCAGGAAAGCCTCACGCGCTACCTCACTCTCTTCCTCGCGCTTCTTGTCATAGAGGGAGTATATACAGTTATCATCGTCCTGCAGCAGATAGTCGGGATAGTTGTTCACAACGTTGGAGATATTACAAGAAAGCGTCATCTTACTAAAGCTGCCGTCACGAAGCGAGTACACCCAGCAATACATCTTGTCATCTTTCAGCAGCAGAAGCCGCGAGTCCATGTAGTCATACGCTATGCGAAGTTGCGGCGACTGTATGAACGTCTGGAAGCTATCGGCATCCCTGCCATACGACACGATGCCTGCCCACATCTGACTCTCCGCTTCGCTGACAAGCGTTCCGGGGTCAAGAGCGTCAAAGTCAGAGGTGTCAAACGCCTTGCCGTCCAGCTGTTCACTCACACAGCCCACACGGCCGTTCTCGTCAACAACCATCAGGCCCTTCTTCGATACGAAGAACACGGCGTTATCCGTCTGCACGATGTTACCAGGATTCACGCACACCTCGCGCGACAGCGGATGACTGCTCTCATACAGGCCGGTATTATCTACCTGCATACCCCATATACCATCATCCGACAGCACCAGCAAGTCAGTACGTCCGAACTGGTCTTGCGACAGAGCCATCGTTACGCTCGTCATCGCCAGTATGCGCCCTGTGCCTACTTGATGGTAGCCCTCTGATAAGAATGTGAACGGATTGTTCACTTGCGACTGCACCAGCTGGCCGTCCAGCGTCTCGGGACTGTCACCATATTCCGTGTAGTCACTTCCCGTCAGTGCCGTGCCGCTATCGTTGTAATAGTTGTTAAATGTGGTTGACTCTGTGAGGAAATAGGCACCATTCAATCCGGGATGCTCTTTCAGTTCTGCATTTAGGGTAATAGTATTATTGCTGTATATCGTCACGCGGTCGGCACGGGAATCCGGGTAGTAGAAGAAATTACCCATCGCCTCCCTTGTCGTAAACACCTTCTTAACGATACGGATGCCGGAATCGGTCTTAATGCGAACGTATGCCGTGTAGGTCTGCGCTGACTGACCGTCCAACGGCATGAAAGTTCTAAAGCCCGGGAAAAAGCCACGTTCCACTCCAGCTATATTCAGGCGGCGGTTGTACGGATACATCATGCTGCACTTCATCGGACAGCGAGAGTAGTAGTCGTCATGGTCAAGTCGTGGCTGGTTTGTCAGGTTCTCCAGTATGTGAGTGCCTATCTTGCCTGTCACGTTGACAGCACCAGTGCCTCGCAGACCAAGGGTACATAACTTATAGAATATGGAGGTTCTGGTTATTTCGTCATATATCTCTTTTCTCTTGCGGGTTTCAAGCAGCTGGGCGCTATAATGTGTGCTACTAGTACCGAATTGATACCAAGTGTTTGTCTCTTCCACCTTTCTCATCAGCCCGTTATCTTCCCTGATAGCATAACCGGCAGGAGTCTGACCTGTTAGTGACACATATTTCTTTTGGTCAACGAGGGTATCATATACGTCAATGCCGTCAGAAACGAATAACACCACGTCCTTGATAATGTCAGCAAACTCGGAAAAGTCTTTCGACTGCGTAATGCGAAGCTCATAATAGAATGTCTCGCACTTAACGATGTCTGGAGAACTGGATTGTTCTCTCTTTTCTCTTGAATAATATGTGCTGCCGTCTATGGTCGGCCACATAAGCAGCGGATTGGTAATCTTTGTATAAGTGCCGTCGTACATTTCCAATGCGGCACGGACAAAGAACGGTTTGGCAAAGCCGCCCTTCTGTGCAATCAGCTTGATGGTCTCTTGGTAGGAGCCTACCACCATATCATTGTAAGCTTCCTGTTTGTCCGCCTCGTGTTCAAAGGAGCTATACTTTATTATGCCGTTGCCGTTTCTTTCGACTTCGACAGTACCTTTATTTGGCTTCACCAGCTCTGCTTTGATTTCAAGGTCGGCAATCTCTCCCAAGTTCTTATACCTCGTTCCCGTCCACAGGAAATGAGTCAGCTGATTGTTGATAATCACCGACAGCGTCTTGCCGATGGCGGCTATCTGAGTCGACTTTATGTCTGCTGAGTGCTCACTGCTCTCTATAGGGTTTGGGGCATCGTTGAAGTAAAGCCAGCCGCTTCCCTCGTATATCTTATTCTCAACACCGTTTGGCAACCTATGCACATACACCAGCCTCCGGTCACTGCCCTCGTTGATGTCTGATACCTCCAGCATCGGCACCACCTTCAGCTCTTCGCCGTCAGTTGTCAGGTTGATGCACTCGGCCAGCTCGCCGTCCTCACAAAGAAAGTCACTTGGCCGACGGGTAATACCCGCCTTGTAGCTTATCCTCTTTTCCTGCTTCATATAGCTATATTTATAGTACCGCTGCAAAGGTAAAGAAAAAACAAACTCACAATCGTTAAGAAACTATAAATAATTAAGCCTTAAAAAGTTATTAAAGTATATTCGATAAAAACTTTAACGCTTTTAATCGGAATTAAAAAAAACGGCGGCTACCCTCACGGGCGGTCGCCGTCTGTAAAAAACAATCTATAACCTCAAAACTACTTATCTATGGCTTCTATGGCTTTCAACATGGCGTTACGCTGACTGCCGATAAGTTTCATCACAGCCTCATCGTGACCTTTGCCCAGCAGCTTCTTGTTGCCTGACACGGCGCGGCTAAGTCTGTTCACGGTAGTCTCGGCGGCAAAGTACTTGGCGTATTGCTGGCGGTAGGCGGCTGCTTCTTCCGTCTTTCCTTCTTCCTGCAGGGACTTGTACTTGTCGCTATACACCTTAATCTTGGACTTGGCGGCTTTGATGCGGGCATCGTCCTTGATATTCTGAGCTGTAGCAAGCTCAATGTATCGGTCACTGCCCACACTCTGGCTATCGGCATCATCGGCCTCAACAAACTGCATAGCTTTCTCAACGTCGGCGCTGACTCCCTTGCTCTTCTGCTCGGTCATCATCCTGTTAATGCGGTTCTGCAGCTTCTTGCGCTCGGCAGCGTTACGGCTCTTGTCGAACTGCTCCATGATAACCTCCATCGGGTCACGGCCGTCCTCAATAGCCTGTATCTCTTCAAGCATCTGCTCCTTCCAGTTGGTAATACTCTCCTTGAACATACGCTTGTCGCCTGCATCGCTGACATTCTTTTCACCCTTGCGCAGAACATCAATGATGCCTTTATAGTAGCTCACCACCTCGGCACGCTTGCCGTCGGTACTCTGCAGCAGCCTCTCCAGCTCCTGACGCGCGGCCTCGTCGCCGTCGGCGGCACGCTGACGCTTCTTGCGGATATTATGCTGCATCTCTTCGGTCGATTCTACCAGCTTCCAGTAGTCCTCACCCAGCACTCCGGCATTGTCGCGCTCGAGAGGACGATTGACAAAGCGGTTCAGGATAGGAGTCTGATATACCTTGGGCACATCACCCTGGGCAGCAGTAGTGGCCACGTCAAACGTCTTGGCTATGGTGTTATACATACCACCGAAGTAGCCTTGCAGCAAGTGGTTCCATACGGCAGGATTGTTAAGGTAAGCACCGGCCGTTGTACGCTCCAGCCATCCGCGGCTGTCTTCGTCGCCACCTGTGACATTATTGACGGCATCGCTGACAGCTACCATCCATTTGGGCGTGCTCACATAAGCCTTGCTATACATCGGGTCGAACTTGTTGCCTTGGTTGTCCTTCCAGATGGGCTTGCCTGTAAAGTCCGTGTTAAACGCAAGCTGCATGATGGGTTGTGCGCCTGTAGGCGTGAAGTCCACAACAATGTTTCCACCGTTGCCCGTCGGGTTGATGGGTACGAGGTCGGCAACGCTCTCCACGATTTCCAGCACGCCGTTGTTGTGCGGATGATCGAGGCAATAGCTGGCAATCATCTCACCGACGCCGTAGAACACGCGGAACTCCTGCGCCAGCGGTATGGTGACAAAGTTACTTGTTCCCGGCACCCAGAAGACAAGGTTGTTCTTTCTTACCCAAGGTGGCAGGTTCCAGTAGCTATCCTTGTCATCATCACCACCGAACATATTCAGAAGCCAGCTGTTCAAGATAGGCATCATCACGCCAAAGGCCACGAAACCGAGGGTCACGCCTGTGAACTTCAGCGGGTGGCCCTTTGCCATACGGTACATGTTAGACAAAGCCTGAATAGCCGGGTTGACAAAGATGAAGAGGTCGCGTATCTCCGCATTACCCTTGTCGCCCGTGCCCTTCCTGTTGAAGTTCAGCGTCACGTCCTTGGCATCGGCAATACTCTCTTCAAGTGTCTTACCCATCTGGCGGCTCGTCATATACACGATGAAGCGCGTAGCATCCTCGGCACAGCGGTTATAGAACTCAAAGGTATCACCAAGCAGACGCAAGCCCTTTGTGGCGGCGGCTTCCTTGACTTGACCTTTGCTCTTGCCCAGTAAGGAACTGCCGTTCATCTGCCCTATCTCCTTCTTCATCTTCTCCTTGAAGCTGTCGATACTGAGCATGTTGACAAAGCCGGTCTCACCGCCTTCATCCATGAACTCCTTAAACAGACGCTCGGTCTCGTTGCTCTCGTTGAGCTTGCCGTCCTTCCATTTCTGCATCAGCTTGGGCATAAGTCCGGTTACTCCCCTGCCCTTTCCTACCAAGCCCTTTAGTCCCATCTTGCTCACGTCACCGACGGCCATCCGCGGCGACAGCACCTTGGCGACGTTGGCAATAAACTTGGCATTGTACTTGGCTCCCTCGTTGATGGCAACACTGGCACCGGCCATGTTAAGGTCTCGGCTAAGGTTACTGATGACAAACGCTGGGTTCTTGCTGGTGAAGAACATGGCCATGTTGCGGTTAAGACTTGTCAGCTTGCGGCCAAAGTATGTGTCGCTGATACGGCTTACGGCTCTTGCTGTGCTACCGTTCAGGGCCTGCGCTGCCTTGGGGTTGCCGTTGATATACAGCTCATACGTCCGGCCGGCACGCTGCACCTCTACGACGTGCTCCGACTTCTGTCCCTTGGTGGCGTTAACGTCGAGCCTCAGCCGTCCGCGGACAGGCATAGCGTAGCCCTCGCGCTGCTTCTCGGCCATCTCTTCATTGAAGTCATTGACTATCTGCGTCACCTCGTCGGGAGATTTGCCTGCCGTGTCGGCACTGCGATAGATCCAAATAGGCTCTTCAAGACTGCCGATGTTCTCATACCACGACTCGCTGATGCTTACAAGGCTTGTCGGGTTGTTCATCACATAGTTCAGGAAGTGTTGCTTCATGAGGTTGCGATGACCGCTAATGATGGTGCTCACGGCAACATTACCGATATACGCCAGCGGATTCTCGGCCTTGCTGGTACGGCCCCATGTCTTTTTGACTGCGGGAGAGAAGACGTTATCTTTGCCCATGTATTCATACACGTCACTGGCTTTGTCCTCTTCCCAGCCACGCAGAGGCACATAGTATTCAAACATATCACGCACCTTATTATAGGTATCGCGCGACATGAGACCACTCTCGTAGCTGTCTTTCAGCGTTGCCTCCGTAGCGGCATTGATGGCTTTCCAAAGCTTTGCCACGGTTGCCTCGGCTTCTCCCGACGGTGTTGTCTCTGCAGAGAACACAGCATCCTCGGCATAGCCTCTTGCCACCTCATACGCCTCTTTCATCTGCCGGTCGTACTCCTTCCAGAGCATGGCGCGTGTCTTCGGGTCAATGGCACGCTGCGCCTGACGCTTCGTGTCCTGGGCATCGTCGTACCACTCCTTAGCAAACGTCTCGGTCAGACCGGAATAGTCATGGGCGTAGGTGTCATAGCCGCCCACATGCGACTTGATAACGCTTTCTATTCTGCGCAGATACTCGGTATAGCCGATGTCGCCGTTCTCGTAGTCCTCCTTGGCACGCTGGTAGGCCAGCGTCTCACGAATCTGCTTGATGCGGTCATCAACGCCCGTCTGCTCTTTCTTTGCGAGAAGATTAAGCTGCTCCTTGTAGCTCTTTTCGGCAATCTGCTTTTCCTTGTATTTCTTTTCCAGCTTCTTGCGCTCGTCGGCTACCTCCTTCACAAGCTTCTCCTTCACGGCATCACGCATAGCGTAATAGACGTTACGCTCCAGACCATGTTTGGCAATAAGATACTCCTGCCCTGCCTCAAAGGTCATGTCTTTGGCCTTGATAAAGTCGTTAAAGGCTTTCAGCATGGGGCGGTAGTATCTCCAGTCGTATTGCTCGGTGCGGTTCTTTGAACGCCCGTGCATGCGGTTCTCAAACCTATATGCGTCCTCGGCTCCCTTGGCAACGTTACCGGTCTCCTTGGCTATGGCATCCTGTATCGCTTTCAGGCTCACCATTGAGTCCTGCCACGCCTCTTGCCACTTCAAGCTGTCTTTGGCTACTGCTGCCTCGTAAGTGTCGCGGGCCACATCATCCAGCCATGCGTCCGGGTCGCTATACAACAGTCCCATCTCGTCGGCTTCCTTCATGGCCTTTATCTCGGCGTTAAGCTCGTCGACGATGTCCTGCGTCAAGATGTCGCCGTCCTGAATCTTCTGAGGTTCACGGCCTGCCTTGCGCACAAGCTCGTCTACCTCTTCACGGCTCAGGATGCGATTCACGCGCATAGCTCCCGTGATAACCCACTCGTCGGTCTTCGGGTCGGGATTGGTGCGGTACTTGTAGCTGCCGTCCTCGGGCACATGCTTCAGTCCGGCTAAGGAGTGCTGATATTTACCGTTGGCGTTGACACCTTCCTGACGGGCCTCGTCCTGATAGTCCACGTCATCGGCATATTCTACCTCTGCCCACACAAAGTTGTTCGGGAACAAACTACGCTCTCCCTCGCGCCCACTGGTTTGCCCAGTGTTGTCTTTTCTGTTGAACTGTAGAGCATAGGGGATAGTACCAAGGTGCCAGCCCGGACGGTAGGCCAATTGACCGCTGCCGCCCTGTGTGCCCTTGCCACCAGCTTTCACCTGCGGCCTGCCTGTCTTACTGGTTCCAGCTACAGGTGCGGCATCGGCATCGAGCCATACGCCAATAGGCGTGCCTTCACCACCGGGGTTAGCTACCATTGGCGGGTACAGCTGGCCGTCCTTCAATACGAATACCTTATAACCCTTGCCCGTCTTCTTTGGCGGTTCCTTGGTGCGGAGGCTATAACGTATGTCGTTATCCTCGGTCATGAACGTACCTACATTATCGGTGGCGCTCTTGATCTGATTCGGCTTGAAGGCTATCCAACTGTCTGCTGGATGGTCCGGGTCTTCATACTGATTAAGATAGACAATACCATCATAGCCTTTGCCCTTTGAGCGTTCTACCGACTGCTGCCAGTACTCGCTCATGGTCATGTCCTTCTCGTCAAGTTCATTTTCGTCCGCATCACTTCTGCGCTGCGGGTTACGGATATTCAGGAACACCTCGTATATCTTCTTTCCACTTTCAGATTTGTCAAAACGTACACGGTGTATTGCCTGTCCTTTAGTACCGAAATGCTGGTCTTCATAGAACGTCCAGAAAGCTTCTCCCCTGTTTACGTTGTCAAGGTCTGTACCATGATACATCACCTTTGGTTCACCGTTTTCATCTACAACTTTTGAATAATCTAAAAGTTTTTCGCCTTTTTTGTGTGATTTATCAATATCTTTTAGTAACTTTGCAGCAGTAATAGAGCTGTTGGAATTGCGGGGAGTCCCTACGGGGGCTGCACTTAGACCGTCCAGCAACTCTATTTTTGTTGCTTCATAGCTATAAGCCTTGGTCTTTGTAGCCTGTGTACGGTCTTCCTTAAGAGTAATCTTTACTCGGTAAATCTGTCCGTCAATATCAACAGCACCAAACACACGATGTATGGTAACACCTTCGTTGATACCATTCTCTACAGAACGAACACCGTTCACCTTCTTATAGTCAGGATGGCTTTCACCAACCATACCGTCATGTATCACGGATGGCAGTACTTTCAGTACAGACATGTGAACATCTTTGCTGTCGCTTTTAGTGACGGCATCCTCAGACATGAACTTCTCAACAGCTTTGCCGCTAATTTGTATCTTGCCTTTACCACCTGTCTCTTCGTCGCTGTAAGTGCGGACGATGTTCTGCTTTGCCCAGTGACGGGCATCTGCAAAGTTAGTAAAGCCGTGTTCCTTCTCTGCCGGAACAATACGCACCTCCTGCGCTGCTTTCTCCCAGTCGCCAAACCAGTCCTTAAACGCCTGTGTTCTCACCTGCGCCCATTGCAGTTCGTTGAGGTTACTGGGTTTGCCATTGGGGGCCAGCATATAAGTACCGTCTGCCTTGGCCTTGTCAACGATGGCGTTTATCTCGTCGCTGGCATAGTCTGTACTGTTGAGCAGCACATCATTGGCAACATTGTCCTGCTGTTCATCGACTATGGCAATACGATAGCCATTCCTTACAAGTCTTGGCAGAATAATGTCAAGCTTGTCTGCAGGGATATTATACTCCGTATCGCTGTTATTACCCCATGCACCACGACCGAAAGCACTACCGACGGGACTGACATCTTCGCCGATGGCCTTATAGTTGCCGTCCTGCATCTTAAACAGAATCAGGGCATCAGGATATTTGGATTTTATCTCGCGGAACTTTCTGTAGAGAGGATCAAGCCCGACAACGAGAGCCTGCGGCTCTGCTGCCAGTCCTGTAGGCATCAGACGTACATCGTCGGCGTAAGCACCCACTTTCAGGCGGCTCTGCATCTGCACGTCCTTGGCCTTGTCGAAGATGCTGCGGCGTCCGGGGTGCAACAGGTTATCGTAGCTGCGCCACAGGATATAGCGAAGCTCGTCATCCGTAATAGGCTCCGACATGCGAAGGCCTGCCCGCGTAAGCATCTCTATGAAGAAGTCCTTAATCTTCTGCCACCAGCCCTGTGAACTTGCGTGGTCGAAGTCGGTACGCTCTGCAAGCCTTGCAAGGTATTCCTCGGTAGCTTCGTGACGGCCCCATCCGTTACGCTTCATGGAGGCTTTGATGCGGTCTCTAATCTCCGGCGACACGTTTTCATACACATTATCAAGGAATGTGTCAAAGTTCGCGCCGAACATCTTACGCAGGCCGGCATGTGCCACACCCTCATGCAGCAGCGTATTGATAAGGTCGCTCTGGTTACGGTGGTTCGGCAGTACCAGCGTTATCTTGCCGGTCTGCCTGTTGAAGATGCCCTTGGCGCGACGCTGTTTGCCTACCAGTCCGTCGAGGTCTGTCTTTACCTCCACGTCAAGGTGCATAGCTTCAGCGAGACTTGTCACGGCGGCAATGGCGTTGCGCGTCTTTCTCTCGATGTAGCTCTTCTTTCCAGCCTCAGCGCGTTTCGTCATTGTTCCAGACGTTTCTACGGCGGGCACCTGCATCACGCTCTCCCAGCTCTCAAACCTTACGTTACCATCCACGATGCTGACGTAGTACTCCGGGTATTGTCGGCGCAAGCCGTCCAGAAGCTGTTGCTCAGTGGCATATTCATCCGGCATCAGGTCAACGCTATATGTCCTGTCGCGCTTCAGCACATGACCGTCCCATACCAAGTTAGTATGAATCGGGAACAGCTCACCCTCGGCAAATGTTTCGGCCTGTCTATACAGCTCGTCATCCTCGCTGTCATCGGCCTTGCGGAGGTCAAAGCCACCATCCTCACCGGCTTCCTTAGCCTGCTCGGCATACTTGGCTTCCTTCTCTTCCATTTCCTTTTTCATCAAGGCAGTGTATTCCTCAACGCGCTTTTCGGCCTCTTCCAGCTCTTTGCCGAACTGGAACGGCTGACCGACACGGCCCTGCATCTGTTCACTCTCGGCTTTCAGACGCTCAACCTCTTCCTTCATCCGGGCGATGGCATCCTCACTGCGCTGTCCGGTGATACGACTGGTAAGAATCTCTTCGATACCATCCTTAAAGCTGCGCACGTCGGCAGAACGCTGCATCTTCAAGTCCTCGCTCTTGTAGCTCGTTTCTCTGTGAATGACAGTGTGCATGGCACCATTCTCCCACTTTGATTCACGCACAACACCGATGCTGAAAGTGATATTGGCATTGTCTACCTTGACATTGAACTTAAGATACTCATCATTATAGATGGCGTTCTCTCTGTTGCGCTTGACAATAGCGTTTACGGGGTCGTTGACTTTCTCCTTGATAACCTCTGCAAGCTTCTTGTCGGCATCTGAAGCTGTCAAGTCAACGGTAGCGCCCTCGATGGTAATGCGTTTTGCCTTGCCATCAGGGAACAAGCTTCTAATATGGTTCAGCAGCTTCTCTTCATTGGGTATGTAGAGGTTCTGATACTCGTTGACGGCTTTCTCGTTACGCTTCAGCTTGTCAACAATATACACCTGGTCAGCCTCCCATTGCGATTTCTTACCTTGGTACTTTCTCAGTTCGCGCTCTGCCTGATTCTTCTTCAAGGCATACTGGGAGCCGGAGAGAACAGCCACGGGATTGTCAAACAGACCTTCCTCTTCCTCTTCGACGGTACGGTCAACCTGATTGTTCATCAGCGAACCCTTGCCGTCCATGATGGAGTCAATAAAGCCTGACTTGGTCTTTAGGCGCTGATAGGCGGTCACGTCCAGAGAATCCTCAACACCGAAGCGCACTACCTTGATACTCTTGCCCCATTCCTTATGGAGATTACCCTGTCGCTTGATACGTCCGTTACGCTGGGTGTAGTCCATAGGACGGTCGGGAGCATCCATGTGTATCAGCAAGTGCAAACGCTCCTGAATATTCACGCCTGTTCCCAACGTCTGAGTACTACCCATGATGACACGGATACTGCCAGCGTTGACGGCATCAAATATCTTCTGCTTGGCTGTGATACTCATGCCACTCTTGATGACGGCAATCTCTGACTCGGGCACGCCCTGCTTCACAAGCTTGGCTTTCATCTCGTCGAAGATGTTGAACTCTACCGACTTGTCAGCACCCAGTCTGTTCTGATTGTCACAGAACACGGCAACAGTTCCCTTGTAGCTCTTTGTCTTGTCAAGGTCGGCCAGTATCTCCTTCACGGCTGAATTGGTCTTACTCATCGGCTCGTCGGGGGCCTCAGCGTCTACCAGACGCGGGTCAATGGCGGCACGCTTGGCAATACCATACATTGTCAAAGGTATGCTGCTGTTCTCCTTCTTCTGCTGACCACTCATCTGCTCAAAGCGTTCCAGCTCCTTGCGGACTGCGGCCATGATGCGCACAAGGCTCGGCGACTGCGGCAGGAACACGTCTTGATCCTTGCCACCTTCAAGCTCGGGTATCTTCTCCTGCACCTTGCCTACCTCCTTTGTCAGAACGGTGTCGGCAACTTGGCTCCATATACGGATAAGCTCGGGCTTGTTGACGTAGGCCGCAAAGCGCGTGTTCTCCTTGAACTTGCCGCTGGTAGAGAACTCCAGCATCTGTGAGATACTGCCAAAGTTATGCACGAAGTCATCAAAGTAGTAGATGTCATTATCGCGCATCACGTCGGCTGGCATGAGGTACTTCATGAACGTCCATATCTCGGCAGCGGTGTTGCTGATGGGCGTACCGGTGGCAAAGACAACATTCTTCCAGCCTGCTTTCTCAAAGACGCAGCGGGTCTTGTTATACAGACCGGCACATTTCTTGGAGTAGCTGGGGTCTATACCTTTGATGCCACGACCAATAGAAGTCTGGAAACCGAGGTGCTTGTATTCATGAGCCTCATCAACGAGCAAGGCATCTACACCGAGGTCATCAAAGAACTGGACATCGTCGACGGCTCGGTCTAGCTGCTCCTTTGCCCTGGTCTCAGCCTTATCCAAAGAGGCGGCTTCTCTCTTGGCGTCCTTCTTCTTACGCTTGGGGCCTGCGCCGTCGTTGGCGGGGTCGCTGTTAAGGAACTTGTCGCCATACTCCTGCTCTAGTCCGGCAAGCTCACGCTTCAGCTTCTCAATACTGCGCTTGTCGAGGTTGGAACCCTCTGCGGCCTCGATGATGTGTTTCTTCTCGTCTATCTTCTCCTGTATGAACTGCAGTTCACGCTCAGGAGAGTCGGGAATACGCTCAAACGTTGACTGCGGTACGATGATGATGTCCCAGTCGTTGAACTTAATCTTAGCATAGAAAGCACGACGGCCTTCTGCGCTACGGTCCTTCTCCGACAAAGAGAGTATCTTGGCGTTGGGATAAAGCAGCTTTGCGTCTGCGGTCATCTGTGCCACGGTGGCGTTCTGAACCACTATCATGGGCTTCTGTGCCGTACCCAGACGGCGCATTTCCATAGCGGTGGAAATCAGGGTGAAGCTCTTACCGGTGCCAACCTCATGGGCAAGCATCGTCGGAGATGTCACACCTCGCATGACACCACGTTTCTGATGGCCGTACAGGCTGATGTTCATGTTTGCACCCTCAAAGACTTCCGGCAGGAACTCGTCACCAATGGTCATCGGAACCAGCGCATTGAACTTGTCGTTATAAATCTTCTCGATACGTCCGGCAAGCTCTTCGTCGTTCTGCATCTTCTTGCGCATCCACTCCTTAAACTCGCTCTTGATTTCGTCAATACGGACGTTACAAGCCTGCGTTGCTTTCTGGTCGACGATAGTACGGGTACTGCCCTCAAAGGTCTTCTCCACCTTTGCCACCTTATAGGGTCTGTTGTTCAGCGCGGAGTCAATAAGCTGGTGGGCATAGATGGTTGTGTTGAACTCTTCGCTATACACGCCTCCAGCCCTGTTCTTCTCTTCACGGAACCATGTACCTACTTCGAGATTCCACGAACCGGCAAGATGTGTAAGCTGCACATTTCTCAGGTCAGTAGAATCCTTGACAAACTCCACATACAGCTCCTTGGGTATCCATGACGAACCGAGAGAAAAGTCTATCAGGTGGGCGGGAATATCCATCGGCACCACTTTCTTCAGCTCTTCGATGTTGGCATTGTACTTGCCTCCCTCGTTATAGCTCTCTGCCTGTGCCAGCTTCTCACGCACGTTACCGCTGAGATACTGGTGACGTACCTCTAACTGACCTGTCTTCGGATTCTCAAAGCCCAGTCTGCTGACGAGGATTCCCTTGCGCACATCGTCTGCAGTCCACTCACCGGCCTGTCCTCCTTCCTTTGGCACATTGCCATCGTTGAGTCTGTCGGTTATCCATCCGAGGTCAATGCCGTTACTGCGGAAGATGCTGGCAATAAGTGCATCCTTGACGCTCTTCGGCTTAGGCTCGGTCTTGAAGCCGAGGACACGCTGCTGCATGACGGGAGCCTTGCTTGTATGCACCGTGACCTTACCCTTGATGTCCTTTGACTCCTTGTAGTTCTCTAGTGCCTGGAATGACGGGAAATCAATGTCGTTACGCAGGAAAGAGATAGCGGTGTTCTTATGCAGCGTACCATAACGCTTCGTGAACTTGTCATAGGCGGCGTTAAGGGCTTTTAGCTTCGGCTCCAGCTTGGCATCGTCCGGATCGTTCAACTGTTGCTGCAGCACATCGTCAACGGCCTGCTGGACGGCCTGATAGTCCTTGAAGCACTCGGCCTTGCTGTAGCCTTTCACCTTTTGGTCGTTGAGGCCCAAGGGTACGGCTACGCCTCGCTGGCTGACACACAGTCGGCCGTTCTCGTCAACCAACATACGGCCTTCTTTCTCGGCGGTAAGCTGATTCTCCACCACCGGCTTGGCTTCTTTGGTGGCCTGTTTCTGCTGCTGCGATTGCATTGCACCCACCTGCTCCATCGTCTTGACAAACTCCTGCAGCATCTTCTCCTGCTCCTTTCCGCTGACAGGATAGAGTGCATAGCTGCCCGGACGGAAGGTGTCACCCTTCTCATATCCAAAGGCCATTTCACCGGCCATCATTTCGGGATGCTCCTTGAAGTAGTCGTTGATAACCATCGTCGTTTGCTTGTCATCGCCGTACTTGTCGGTGTATGTACCAACACGCAACGGGGAGGCCTTGCTCACGTCAATAGCACCTGCCGACTTTCCGGCGGTTCTCTTACGCACTACGATGATGTCCGACGTCACCTTAGTACCGCCAAACGTCTCATTATTCATACGGAAAGCACCCACCACGTCGGACTGTCCTTCGCTGGTTATCCATGAACGGAGGTCATTGCTCTTATCCATCGTGCCGGAGCTGGTGATGAAGATACCGATACCGCCGGGCTTCAGCTTGCGGATATTCTTCGCAATACAGAAGTCGTGGATATTCACAAACCTGCGGCTAAGGTCTTTGTCCACCTTGTCAAAGACATGCAGACCTGTGACAAACGGCACGTTGGTAATAGCAAGGTCAACGCTGCCGTTGGGTATCTGTGTGTCCTCAAAGCCCTGAATATGCACCTTGGCGTCGGGATAAAGGAGCTTCAGGATATTACCCGAGATACTGTCTATCTCGACGGCCTCAATATCACTGCGACGACTCATTTCACGCGGCATCTGACCGATGATGTTACCGATACCGGCACTACCCTCCAGCGTATTGCCACCCTTGAAGCCCATTGCCTTGGCAATGTCCCACAAGGTGTCGATGACCATTGCAGGGGTGTAGTAAGCGCTGTTGGCACTCATCACGGCATCGTTATACTCTTCATCGGTGAGCACGTCACGCAGTAACTTATTCTCTGCGCTGCTCTCATCGTTGAAGTAAGTACCGAGACCGCCCCAGCCGCTATACTGGCGAAGCACCTCCATCTGGTCCTTGGTGGGAGCCTCAACACCATCGTCCATCAGGGCACGCATCATCTTCACCGCCTCAATGTTGGCGTTGAAACGTGCTTTGGGTGAGGTGGGCGCATAGTCCTTGCCCCTCTCACCGACATTGTTACGCTTGTTTTTGTGAAGTTCCTGCTTAGGCTTGGCAGGCTGATTCTCTACGGCACGTCCAGATCCAGAACGCTCAGACCTATTCTGTTCAGCGCCCAGTTCCGTTCCAGCTCCGTCAGTTCCTCCACTGACTTGCCTTTCTCCTTCGCCACTTGGCGAAGACTCTCCTGGTATCTCTCGTTCTGTTCCATTGTTTAAGAAATCTTCAAATGAAATGTCGTTGCTGTTCCAAAGTGTCTTTGGCTGGGTGCCAAAAGGCACTACGTTGTCCTTCCATTCGGCATGTGTAAAGATGGGCGAACCATCATTTACCACCAGTTGCCTTTCGGGAGCTGAAAGTCCTCCATCTCCCACCATGTTTTGAACGTCTGTGTCAGACGCTCTTTCTCCTCTTGCGACATCTGTTCGTAGTTGCCGCAGTCCCTCTCTTGTTCTTGCTGTTTCGCCAGATAGGCGTTCAGACCTTCTGAGAAGTTTTTGAACTTCGTTCTTAATTCGTTCATAATCACCAATATTTGCGTCCACAAAGTTACTGAAAATAATCGAAACTTTGTCCCCTATGGTTGTTAAATAATCTAAAGAAAGGTATCTTCCTTTCAATGCAAAGCGAGAAGCGGCACGCATAACGGAGTCTTCCTTGGAAACATCGTTAAACAGAAGCTCCACATCATAGCCTTTCTTGCGCATTTCAATGGCTCTTTCAACGACGCTCAAACCACCAATACGCGGAACAACTACATTCTCACCCTTTTCAATAGCCATGTCAAGGGCCAGCTCGGCAACTATGGTACTGGCTTCATGCACATAGTTGGCTCCGTAGCCATTGTCATAGCCCTCCAGCCACGGCTTAACCGTATCGGAGTCAATAATGCGGGCTGCATACTGGTGCGAAGTGGGGTCTGCAAATACGCTGCTCTTACCGGCTGCTGGTCTGCCTACAACGATAAAGGCTTTCTTCTCTGCTCTTACCTCGCCGGTATAGCCAGTAAGTTTCTTTCCGTCATATACAGCGCTGCCGTGCTCGGCATCAAACAGACGCTCGGCATATCCTTTTATCTGCTCATCCGACAACTCCAGCTTGCCCTTTCTCATTTTACCCTCTGCTTCAATGATGGCTGGCTCTTTCTTCAGCTCATCGGCAGGTATAAGCACCTCATCCCACACAGCTGCCTGAATAAAGGCAAGTTCCTTGTGAACGTAGTTCTGGAAACGCGGGTCGTAAGCAAAGTAGGTTCTTGCTTCCTGCGTCATGTACGTTCTGTAGTCGCTCTTGTCAATATTTGGCTTATAAGCATGCGTGGCAATCTCCATCTCCAAGTCTTTCTCGGAAACGGTAAACGTAGTAGCCGGCTTATTGTTAGTAAAAGCATCGGCATCTTTATAGAAAGCAAATTCATATATACGTTCGCCATCCTTGATAATGCTGCCTACAATCTTATTATAAGCCCCTTCCCTCAACAGGACTGTACCATCCTTGAACATCGGTTCATTGGTCTTCTCGGCAGTGCCCTTGCTTTCGAGCGAGGTTTTCTCTGATACCGTCCCCTCGGTATTTCCTGCGGGTTCACCAAACAAATCAAGCTGTGTAACACCATTGCCAATCTTTGCCGTCACCTCCTTCTCTATCTTTTTGACGGCCTGCTTGGCTTTCTGCTGACGGACCACCTGCGCTGCCTTTTCCGTAACCGTAGGAGCTGTTTTCTTGTCGAAGTTGTCAATATCGAAAGCATTGACATACTCCTGGCTATCCATCAGCTCACGGTATTCTGCGGCTTCCGGCATATTCCTGACGGCCTCATAGAAAGCTTTCAGGTACGGACGGATGGCGTCGCCTATCTCGTCAACCATTTCACGGGCGTAGTCAGCAAACTTGGTGACACCACGCTCTATCTTACCGACGGCGTACATGGCACCCAGCAGCATACGCTCAACGTCAATACCGGCGTTAAGAGTGTTGAACTTCTCAATAAGTTTCTTCCTCAGCTCTTCCATCTGGTCGTCGCTGACGATACGCTTATGCTCCTTCGGCTTCTTCTCCTGTTTCTTCGTTTCCGTTTCAGCGGCTTCAGCTGCTGGCTTGCTCTCACCTACCTGTACGTCGCCCTGCGTCTTGACGCTCTTGTATGCAGCAAACGGTTTGGTCTTACGGTGTGAAGACTCTACCCATTTCTTGAACTCCTCACGGCTAACGGGTGTAATAGCACCCAGTCCTTGCCAGCCCTCTTCGTAGTTCGAGAGATAGGCTGCCTCAGCGCTGGCCATATCAGGAAAACCATACATGACCTTGTGCTCGTCAAACTCGCCGGTCTTCGGGTTCACCTGATCTACGACGAACACGTCGCCGCCAATGGGAAGGTCACTCAGGAATACGTCGATGTGGTCGCCGTCAACGCCTTCCGTGCCACGGATATAACCATAGGTATTATGCATTTCCTGCTCCCACTGCTGGCCGTTCTGGTCAGTACCACGACGGACGCTACCCTTGGGATTCTCGATGGAAATGTCGTAACCGTCCACCTTGATATGTCCCATCTGATAGTTTCCGGCCTCCTTCTGTCCCTCGCTGGGGTTAGTATCAACCTTTGCCTCTTCCTCGGCAATCTCTTCTGCCGAAGATGTTGCACCCAACTGCGCTTTCTGCTGGTCGATATATTCAATCAGCTCGCGCAAGCCACCAAACTGCTGACCGTCATATTCGTAGCTGCTTCCGTTATAGTAACCCTTTTCGTCGGGGCTATCCACCTTTTCAGCTACATATTTGCCGTCAATCGTTAGCGTCTCACGATATTCCGTGCCGTTGTTGGTCTCGCTTTCCTCCACATCGCCACTCATTTCATAACGGGCTGCATACTGCTGTTCTTCCTCTGCGTCCTTGTCACGCATACGCATGTCGGCGCGAAGACCTGTAGCAATGTACTCCTGGTCTTCATCATCTTCAAGGTATGTGTTCAGCATGGCATGAGTAATATACTGATCCGTCATCAACTCGGGGTTATTGCCCTCGTAGTCCCACACCTCGTCACGATAGCCACCCTCAAAGTCGCCGCCAGCCTCGATATAGACCTGAATATCGTTAACTGCCTGCTGAATAGCGGCAGCGTCGCCAGTGGCATAGGCTTTCTGCATCGCCTGTCTCAGGGCGGTTGCACGTTCCTCGTCTACGAAAGGCTCTTTGAGTATTCCTCCAAGTACATTGTTATCAGGTACAGCCGAGCCACCGCCAGCATCTTCCTCTCTTTCGGCGCTTTGCTGTTCGCTATTGCGTACACCCTCGACTTGGGCACCTTGTTTCTGTACTTGGCTTTCGCCTCCTTCACTTTCTCTGCCAGCTGTTCGCTCGGGATGCTGGCTATCCATTGTAGAGCTGCCTTGATTCTGTTGTTCATCATTTCCTAAATATGGTTCTGACGGCTGCTGTTCTGCAGCAACCTTTAATGTTTCTTCCATGAAGTCCTCAAACGTCTCGCGCTCTTCTGGTGTCAGATGGTAGGCTTCTGCCCAAGCATCCATTTCAGCCTCAGCGTCGCGGCGCTGGTTCTCTCTCATGATCTCGCGGGCTTCCTCGATACGATGTTCCTCTGTCAGGTGACGCATACGCATGGTGTTGCCTTCACCGAACAGACCGATAAGGGTATTGCGCACGTCTTGGTCGTCGTACATGTTCTTGATGCCTTCCGGCAGCTCTTCCCAAATGTCGTGAACAACCTGACCAAAGGGCTTGCCACCTCGCTGACGGCTTGCCACAAGGCCACCGATACGCTCTACGTCCTTCTTCTGCAGGCCCAGCTCACTCTGCAAGCCTACGATGGTGCGGCCTGTTGCCGGGTCTGTCTCGTCATCCCACATCATAGACTGCGGACGGATAAGCGACGATACCCACTCTTCCAGCGAACGAGGCTCCACGTCGTTAAGCACCTCAACGGCCTGCGGGTCACCGGCCATCTCGTTACGGGCTTTCGACAACGGAGCATAAGGTTTGTTCCAGTTGGCAATCTCTTCTTCTATCTTCTTACGACGACGATCTGCGGCAATCTTATCCTGCTGCTCCTTCTGCTGACGGGCGGCTTCTGCCTCACGGGCTTTCTGCTCTGCGCTCTTGGCAGCTTCCTCGGCAGCACGCTTCTCGGCTGCTTCGGCGTCCATACGCCTACGGATAGTAGTACCAACGTCCTGCCAACGTTTGATAATTTCCTGCTGCTCCTGCTCGGCCTGCTGTTTGGCCTTGCGTGACTCGGCAATCTCAAACGGGTCATCACCTTTTATCTTCTGCTTGCGGATTTGCTGGAGCTTCTGCTGCGCCACGTTGATAAGGTCTGTTGCCGTATCGCGTGCCATCAGCATATCACCGCCTGTGGTCTCAATAAGGGCATCGGTAGCATCTTCCAGACTGGCCTTGTGCCACTCGTATTGTGGACGGCCTTTCTTTAAGATGGGATTGTCGTACTCATCCTTGACTACGGGAATCCGTGAAATTGCCGAAGAATTTTCCCCAGTTCTTTCTCCGTTTTCTTCGGGAGTAGCCTTATTTTCCCCGGGAGTAGCCTCATTTTCTCCAATTCTTTCTCCGTTTTCTCCGGGAGTGACCTCGTTTTCTCCGGTTCTTTCTCCGTTTTCTCCGGAATTTTCCCCGAGAGTAGCCTCGGCGGGCATCGGCATTGACGTTCTCTCGACCTGCTGTCCGTTATGGGCCACAACCATACGATTCAGCTCGTCGGCGGTAAACTGCAGAGCCTTGTTGTCGGGGGTATAGACCACATAAGCACCGTCTGCGCTGTTGGGCAGCATGGCAATAGTACCTTGTATCTCGTTGCCTCCGCGGTCACGAAGCACTACCTCGTCTTCGATGTCAAAGACTTCCTGCGCCGGACTGCCATAGGCAATATCATCCTCGGCCTGTTGCATCAGCTGCTGTCTCAAAACAGTCTCGTTGGCCTGCATCAGCTCTTCGGCGTTCTGTATGTAGTATGGTGCCAGCTCTTCACGCGATTTCACGCTGACCTCGCCAGTATCAGGGTCTTTCACGATGACGGCTCCACCTGTTCCTGCCACCTCTATCGTGCCGTCCTCGCCCATAACCACGTCACCACCTATAATGTAATAGTCCTGGTCGCCACTCTTAGCCATGATGAGGTTGCCACTCTGCTGGTGCATGTTACCGCGAATAGAGGCGTTGGCCTCTTCAACTTGCAGGTCAATGCCATCGAGCACACCGTCCATCATGCCGTCGGACTTTGCTTTCTTGCTGAAATAGTCGGCTGCGGCTGCTATCTGGTCATCGGTGTAGGTGTCACGATTATTCAGAAGGTAGTCCATTGTCTCAACAGGATTCTCCGACAATGCCACCATCTTGGCAAACTCTTCACCATACTCCGGCAGCGAAGCCTCAGCGGCCTGTGCCTCGTCGGCAATCTGTTTCTTCTCGTCGGGAGTCTCTGCCTCTGCGCCTGTTTCGTAGGAGTTCTTGATAAAAGATGCGTCTTCCGACAGGCCACCTTCCATCTTGTTCAGCATATCGGCAACGTTAGCACCTTGATATTGTTTCAGGCGTGCAGCATAACTGAATAATGCTGCTCTCTGCTCGTTTGTGAAAGCACTGTTATCCTTGATGCTGTAAAGGTAGTCAACAACATCTTTGTCTTCCATCTGGTCTATGCCACTCTTCAAGACATCCCATTCATCACCAAATGCAAGATGGCCGTTAAGGTCTGCAAGATTCAGTTCTTTCTTGATCTGATGACGATAGAAAGGATAGACAGCTGTATTCATACCGGCCATGAAGCCACCAAACCACATCGTACCGGCAAAGATGTCGGCCTGTTGCTTGCTGTCCCAAAGGTCGCTTATCTTGTTGTCGCCCGTAAGGATAGAGTTAAGGATGATACCATATTCTTCCTCTAACGGTTCCTCTATCATGCCGTCCCAGTGTGTACGCTCCATAAAACGCTTAGTGGCTTTGGCAAAAGGAGTGCTGCCTATCTTGCTTACCAAGTCGCTGATATATCCTAAGCCAAGCTTTTTGCCGAGCTTAGAGCCTGCGGCCTTACTCAACATGCCGCTAATGCTGCCACCGGCACCAAGTTCCGTGAAGTTCTCAATGATGCTGGATGCTTCACCTTTATATATAGCAGTGGCAAGGTCTTCACCGCCTTCTACGAATACGTCTTCGCCGTTGACGTTCTCATAGTGGCCCATCACGATGTTACCGTCTTCGTCCTCAGCAAATTGTTTGCCAGCATAACGCTGTGCGATGTCGGCGGCTGTCTTACCTGCTTGTAAAGTGTTGCTGAGAACAGCTGCCTCTCCAATATTACCCAACGCTCTGGCACCAACACGGGCGACAACAGCTTTCAAACCATCGCGGCCGAATTGTCTTACGGCCTTACGAGCAAATGCCTTTCCAAGGCCGCTAGCGGGATTTGAAGCCATCTGCGCCATGAACGGAACCATCTCGGCAGTAGTCTTTCCTGCCGTATAGCCTGTAGGAAGGTCTGCAAGCTGCTGTGCCTGGGCTAAGGACATACCGGCAAGAGCAACGCCTGTTTCGCTGTCAGTAAGCTCTTCGCCGTTTTCCATCTTAGCCTTTATTCTCAGGTATGCACCAGCTTTCTCCATGTCGTTGATGCCGGCGGCATTAAGAGTAACGTCACCTAAAGCATCCCAAACACCATAGCCGAAGTTTTTCCAGTTGTTAAGCCAATCCTTGGTAAAAGGAACACCGACACCACCTAGGAAGTCGCTGCTCTTGCTCAATTCGCGGTTACGCTGGAGCATGGTCTTGGCTTCCTGAAGGTCACGGAGAGCTACATCAAGGGCTACCACGTTTTTATCCTGACGCGCTATATCCATATTAACGTCTCGCGGCGATATTCCTTTGTCGTTGCTCGGTGTGAAGATATTATGAAGGAACTTGCCCACGCCAGACTGCGGGGTGTTTTCCGACCTTGCTTTCTCTAACGCGGCGGCATAAGCATCGTCACGCTGCTGCTGTAAGTCGGCTATCTGATTGTCAATTCTACTTTCAAGAGCCTGCTCGGGATGCTGCTCGTCCCACTCTGCTTGATCTATGGCGTTCTGCTCCATGTCGGCAAGTTCGCGGCTCTCATACTCATTGCCGGATGGTGTGATATAAGTATTCTCCAGCTTGCCCGTCTTGGAATTTAGGCGCTGAGGCCCTTTTGTTACCTTGCGGTTCTCGCCGAAACGAATAGTCTTGGGCACATCGAGGCCTACGCGCTGCTGGAGGTTGCCAATACGGTTGATGGTTCGCCTGTTCTCGCCTAACGTCTTTTGGGTATCGTCAATGTCCTGCTGCATCTGCTCCTGCCATGTGGGCGCAACAGTGCCCTGCGTTTTTGCCGCAGGTGCTGATTTTTGTGCAGGCGCAAACAAGGTGGCACTGAACGACTCATAGTCTTCAGGCACATCGTAATTATTTGCTTTTAATGACTTCCATAACGTGAGTCTATTCTGATAACCTTCATTTCCTTTTGCCGTCAGTGTCTGCTCAAACAAATTGTAGTCCTCGGGGACGTCGTAATTATTTTTGAGCAACGAGCGATGAAGCGTCTGTAATGGCTTTTCCATATGCTATTTCTTTGTTTTCCAATTTACACCTGTTGATATCTTCTGGCCTTTAGTTGAACCACCTTTGCCACCGGAATTACCGCTTTTTGTAGCTGCTGGCTGCGTTTCCACCGTCTTTCGGTGTGTTACGCCTTTTTCATCAGTCCATGATATCGTCTCTTTGTTGTTGCTGCCAGAACCACTGCTCTTGCCACTCTTCTTGCTACCTCCGGTATTAGACCGATTCGCAGCACCCGTCCTTGCTTTCATATACTCAACATATAACGGATCAGTGGGCTTTAGTTCTGTCAGTTCTCCTGTAGACGGGTCGAACGAAACAAGGCTACCATTTTTGAGTTCCTTGATAGTGATGGCTTTCTTTTTTGCCAGCTCGGCGTCGCTCTGCAGTTTATCATCGCGGCTATTGTAGTAGTTCGCCTGTGCCTCTGCCAGTATGTCCTTGCGTCTGTCCTCGCCAGCCTGCCGTCTGAGTGCATACAACTGCTGTGTGTACTGTCTGCGGTAAGTATCGAGGTCATCAGCACGCTTGGTAGCATCCTGATAGGTCTGCTCCACCTGTTTGTAAGGGTCAGTGAACTGCTGAGGCGTAGCGCCTTTGGTGGCGTAGTACAGGTTACCAAGCTGACGGAGGCCGTCAAACAGTCCCGTCCATGCTGCCATCTTAGCCTTGCCTTGCTCCAGCTTGCGCTGTCTGGCTTCAAGTTCTGCCGGTGTAGGGCCTAACAGTTGGGCGAGTGAACCCATCGCGTCACTTGTATCTACCAGCGGCTGTGTCGGTTGAACTACAGGCGAAGGTGTGCTGACAGGCTGCTGCCCACCGCTGAACGGGGTTTGTATTCCCCTCATCCTTGCGGCATAGTCTGTGAGTCTGTTCATAGGTTCCAGAATAATTGAGGGTTATACAAGTTCGATTTCTGCATGAGGCCGTATCTCTTATTAGATTGGAAGAGGCTTTTGCCATATCCCATCTGGTCAAGGAGACTTGTCTTAGGTGCTGGAGCCGGTGTAGTACCACCCGCTGCAGGACTGCCGCCGCTAGGGCCTAGCATTTCCTGACCTGCCTTTGTACCGCCAAAGGTCATTGCGGCACCAGTAGCCAGTGCGCTGCTTACACCGCCTGCGGCTTGGGCTACGGCCTGTCCTTTCTGTAAGTCGGTTGCTATCTGCTGCTGGTTGAGGCCTTTCAGCTCCTGACGATACTGTGCATCGACAGCGTCCTTCTTATCCTCAAACCTAGCCTCAGCATCTGCAAGCACCTCGGCCTGTTTGTTGTTAAGCAGCTCTTTCTCCTTGGCTACAGCGGCATCGGTAGCACCACCGACGGCGGCAGTACCTTGTATCCGCTTCATTTCACGATCTGCCTGCTGCTGGAGCACGCGCAACATGTTCTGTCCTGACTTGGTGTCCGTCCAGCTCTCATTTCTCCGGCGACGGCGCTCATTCTCCGTAGCCACCTTCTCGGCCTGCAGCTTGGCGGCTGCATCCTTGGCAGCGTCGCTTGACTTCTTGGCACCGAACAATGATGAGGCCAACGAAGCACCGGCCATCACCAAAGGTACTGCTAAGGGCAGAGGCATTTCTTTCTTCTGTGTGGCATAGGCAGAGCATACACCAGACGGCAAGGTTATAAATCTCCAGTTCATAAATTGTACAATTTTGATATATCGTGGCAAAGATACATGGTAAAATGCCTAAGTTTTTCACAATATTATCAATCGCACAATAAAGCATGTTATTTTATTACACAAACCGTTAACCACTGCAAAAAAATCTCTATCTTTGCAGCGACATAATACAAATATGTTCTTTCTAAAGAAGGGAACACGTCGTGATGACATGCTCCCTTTCCTTATAGAATAAGTCTGTTACAACCTGCTTATTTGCACGCTTTTGTCGAAATAAACATGTTACAACCGTCTTATTTGCACGTTTTTGTCGAAATAAGACTTTTTCGTCAGAATTTCATGCTTACATTATGCCCGTCGCAGTTTCTCAAACTCTGCTGCTGCCAAGATGGCACGCTCCTTATTATCCAATTTCAAATATTTGCGAAGCATCGCCTCGCTGCTGTGCCCTGTTACCGCCATGATACTTGACAGGCTCACACCATTCTTATACGCATTGGTGGCAAAGGTACGACGCGCTGTGTGCGTCTTGATGCACTCGTAGAACTTCTTACGGCTACGAAGCTCCATCAGTCCGTGACGCTCCATAATACCCGCTGGCTCCGTCCATCCCAGCAGATGCCCCACCGTCTTGATGTGGTCGTTCACTTTCTGGTCGTACACCTTCGGCAGCTTACCACCATACTTATTGAGTATTGCCAGCACGCGACTGTCAACAGGCAGGAATATCTCCTTGCCGGTCTTCTCCTGCGTCAGACACACATATTGCCTGCCGTCGCGCAAAGTCTCTATCATGTCGATGCTCACACGCTTATAGTCACTCACACGCTGCCCGAGAAGACAGCCCACTACAAACACGTCCTTGGCTTTCTCCAGGGCCACACGCGAGGTCACCTTTTCAGTATCAAGCCTCAGCTCTTTCAGCTCGTCACCCTTGAACCGGCTCAACGCCTCTTCCATCTGTTGTGTGTCAGTTGGAGTAAATTCATAAAGCTGTTGCACACGATCCTCTGTCAGATACACATTGTCAACATCTTCCCGGTCGGCAGAAAAACGGCTGTTTTTGAACTCTTCACACGTCACCAGCTTCATGTCCTCGGCGGCAAAGAGGAAAATCTTCAAGTTCCTCACATGCCGTCCTATGGTGTTGGGAGAGTATTGTTTCTTGATAAAGAACTGCTTCCAGTCATCGTAGAAGTTCAGCGTCACGTCATCAAACCCTATTATCTTATGGCGTACCGTCTCGTATTCCTCCAGCTGTGACAGCGTACCTTTATAGCTCTTGATGGTGCCCGGTGTTATCATCCTAGTAGACTTACGTTTCAGCCTCTCGCCACTCTCGCATTGTCTGATGAACTCCCTTATCCAGTCCGTCACAAGCATCTTCGGCTCTGCTTTCTGTTCCTGCTCCATTTTCACCTCATGCTGCTCCACCTCTTTAATATACGATTCGTTCATGATGCGGTTAATGACAGCCTTAACGTCATTGACATCTATCTCTTGACAATCTTCCATTGATGACAGCGTCTTTCGTATTGACAATATCTTGTTGCCAAGTTCAGCGTACGACATGCCAGATAACTCCTTGACAGGTCTCTCATCTGAAAATCTTTTAGGGAGCTGCATGTCTGCGTTCCATTCTTTAGAAGGAATCTTCACCTTCATAGAGACGTAGGTATTGATGTTGCATTGTCTATTCTTGATATATACATTAAGGCTGCATATATCTTCTTTTGTCGTCTTACGAGCTACGATACTAACCATATAATGAATGTTTAAGTTACTGGGTGCAAAGGTAGCAAAAATTTATTTTTGACGGACATTTGACGGACATTTTCTTTCACGGCCTTAAACATCTTTAACTACCACCAAAGCCCACAATAATAACGATTCATTGATTATCAGCAACTTACACGTTTTTAGGATTTACAACGCAAATAAGCCCGATTTAACCGTAAGAGGTTTGCTAGGCACCTCAGAGCAAAACCCGGAAACCCCGATAAACAAAGGGATTCCGGGTTTCTCTTTTTTATAGACTTTAATTTTTGACGGACATTTGACGGACAAACAAAAAAGCAAGCCCGCTGGCCTGCTTTGTAACTTCTAGTTCAGAAATGTCTCTCGACATCTCATCTACTACATTCACTAAATTGTAATTTCTTCAAAAACGTTTTGGCTTTTATGAAAATCGGGTGCAAAGGTAACTATATTTTCGTTACCTTATTGTTAATAATTCATAAACGTATCTCGGATAGTAATTTTGTGAAAAACGTAATCAGGATTGTCTTACCTTTGCAGTCGAAATCGGGGCGATAAAAATCCCCCGACTTTCATTCAAGACGCTTCACTTTCCTACAATGATACCGCAACGCGGCGCCGGGGGATTGATTCCTGTTGGCCACGATGCGGTATCTACATTATTGCGGAATGGTGAAGCAGGTGCAAAGATAGGAAAATAAAATTAACCAACCAAATTTTGCACAATGAAAATCGTGGAATTACTAAAAATTAGCAGCCCGGCGTTAAAAATGCTCTCAGATAATGAGGTTCCTAGTGGCGACTGGCGGTTTGTTGCCATGTATGAGGCTTTCCAGAACATGAGAGCCTGCGGCGTGAAATACCGCGAGGCGGTCAGAGAGCTTGCTGCCGACTACCAAGTCAGCCGTGCTACCATCGAACGTGCCATCAAGAGATTAAGCCTAGAGTGTTAAACAGCCTCAGCGTTTGAGTGCTGAAACAGCATGCCGGACGAAACAACTATATCAGTCCGGCCGTATCTTTGTCCCCGTCAATGCGCAGTGACAGAGATAACCAAATTTATTAACATCTAAAAAGTAGAATCATGGAATACGACAAGATTTTGACCGTGCCGACGGGCGGCACTGATTCAGCCACCGCTATGGCGATGATGAACAACAACCCGTGGATGTACCTCGTCATGTTGGCCCTGTTCGGTGGTGGTGGCTTCGGCTTCGGCAACGGACGCGGCGCAGGTGTCGCCGCCAATGGCGTTCTCGACATGGAGACACAGAACAAGCTGAACAGCCTGCAGGCACAGATCAACGACAACAACAACAATCAGTGGGCACGCGAGGCCATCACTGGTGTTGGCGAACGCGCTGACTTTGCTATCTCGCAGCTGTCTCAGAACATCGGTGTTGGCGTAGCAGAGCTTCGCAATGCCATCGGTGCCGTCAACGCAGGTATTGCCCAGCTTGGCGCACAGAACGGCATGGGCTTCGCTGGCGTTACCAACGCTATCAACCTCGGTAACCTGAACCTCGTCCAGCAACTGAAGGACTGCTGCTGTGGTCTGAAGACTCAGGTTCTAGAACAGGGCTATCAGGGACGCATCGAGACCATCAACCAGACCAACGACCTGCTCACAGGTATGCGCGTAGAGAACGGACTCACCCGTGCAGAGATGGCATCGTTCCGTCAGGCATGGGAGAACGCACGCTATCAGGACGTGGTGGCAGAGAAGACGCGCCTCCAGACAGAGCTTGACCTGCTTCGCTCTCAGAACGGCACCGCTGCCATGATGGCACCTATGCAGGCCGAACTCCAGAAGCTGGAGTGGCAGATGCAGAACTTCTTCAGCACCTACAACGGCGCGAAGACTGCCCAGGCCGCTTCCTAAACTATTCCTCCGAGGGGTGGCGGCTGAAAATGCTGCCACCCTGTCGGCGGCAACTTAATAAGAACTTAATAAGAACTTAATAAACAAACACGGAGGATAAGAGGCATGAACATATTACTTAAGGACATGACACCCGGACAGATGGTGTACGCGCTGATAAAGGGTGATGAATTAAAGTACTTTGAAGGCAGCATCGTAAGTGTTGGTCAGCAGCGCATGGAAATGTCACAGACCACACCAGGGCAGATGCCTATGCAAGTGCCTTCCATGAAGAACGTCGTTGATGTGACATACACCATCGACGGAAAGAACTACACCGACACCGTGGATATTACTGCGGCGATGTTCCCAACCGACAAGCCTGGAGCACTCTCGCTGGTTGCATCCGACAAAGAGGCCATCGTCCGGGAGCTGCAGGCCACCCTTAACAACAGCGAGAACTATCTGAAGGAGGCCGACCGCGAAGTGCCTAAGCAGAAGCGCAGGGTAAAGGATGCCAAAGCCTTGATAGCACAGCTCGACACTAACTTTAAGGAGAAGCAGCAGATGGAAGAACGCTTCGGCAAAATCGAAGAGACACAAAAAGACCAGGGCAACAAGCTCGACCAGATACTGGCACTTCTGAAAAAGGATGATTCTTTGTAGTCCTTAAAGAATCAGAACGCTTATTAAAGTTTTAACCATAAAAGTAAAATAACATGAACGCAGAAGACATTATGAGGAAGTACGACCAGCTTTATGATAAGATGGCCACCTCTTGGAAAATCGACAACATGAAGTTGTTCGGAAAGGTCGGGCGTGAGTCTATGGTGTTGTTGGCAAAAAACATGCCTGACAAAGCACAAGAGCTGCTTGACAAGCTGTGTGCCATCAACTGGGACAACTACCTGACGGAGCATGAAGCAGAGACCATCACATTAAAGATGGAGCCTCAACGCCCTTGGACGAGGGAACAGTGGAAAGCAGTACTGGAGCAGCACGGCTACAAGCTCGACGAAGAACCATACTACAACCGCTGGGCCTTATACGTCACCATGTGCATGATCTACACCGATGACATTGAAAGCTTGAAGCATTACGCCAGCGGCGTAGACATGTTTGAGTTTATCCATGCCCTTGCGCTGAACAAACTGAAGGACAAAGATAAGGTCTACGCAGTAAGGGAGTATTTTAAGCTCTGATGCCGTGTTGGTCGGGGTGTCTCATTTCTTGGGACACCCTATTTCTTTCTATCGGCTTTCCCTTGAAACTCCATTGCCATGTACGCAATAAAGCCCATGCAGGATGCCAAATAAGGAATCTGGTTAAGAAATGAGCCGGTGATAACGTATGCTGCCACAACGTAGGCAACAGTCATAACAACAAAGACGCTGCCCCATATAGTATAGGTATTGTCTTCTCCTTTTATAAAGATGTGTAAAGGTATGCTTACTATCAGAGACAGCCACGGCAGCGATGCGCCCAAGCCCCATAGCCAGCCTACAGGCTTGTTGACAAACAGGCATAGCGCGTAAAATAAGATAGCGGCAGCGCCGACAAACCTTGTAGCAATCTTCATAGCATTACAATATTCTCAATACACCAACACACCTATAGAATCCATGTACATATTCCTCTGGAATAAGAAAGTCCGGATATTCCTCTTTATTATAAGAGACACACCTGATGCAGTCTTTACCATCTTTATTAACAGCCTGATAGATGCGCTTGAACTTTGCGCCATCATCAGTGTCTAGAAGAAAGTCGTTTCCCCATTCTGGAAAACGCGCTTTCTTGAAAAACAGCTCATCTCCTCTTTCGTATTTTGGAGACATGCGGTTATTTTTCAGAATCAAGGAGAAATCGTATTCCGAAAACTGAGCAATGACAGGACGCTCCTGACATAGCACTCTTTTCTTGCCATTGTAGTATTCTTCCAGATGAGCATCGGCCATGAACTTTGGCAATCTCGGTTTGGTCGGCAACAGATCCATGTGCTTCTGTAGAGCTTGGGTTTCTGCCAGAAGCTGGTCTTTTGCGTACATCTCACCCTCTCCGTACAGAAGCCAATCCAACCTCACATCTTTGAAAGCCTCAACAATCTTAGACGGTAAAGTGTTTGGCACCTTTCGGACACCAATCATAATCTTATTAAGGCTAGAATAACTATAGCCTATCTTTTCCGCAAAAGACCTCTGCGATAAGCCCTCGGTTTCAATAAGCCTATCTATCCTATCCCGTCTTTCCTTATCCAGATTTTCACCCATTTATGGTCGTTTTAATCCTTAATATATGTAAATATGGTACAAAATATCCTAATAAATAGGTCAGATATATCCGTTAAAGGATAACTTTGCCTATATTTGCACTCGGAAACCATTCGGGTTGTGTCCCGAATTAGTCCAAAATGCAACGCAGTTTGCAAAAATACGAAGAAACTTTGAAACTACCAAATAATTCATCAATAAAATATTGCTATGGCTACCAAAAAGAAAATTATCATGGTTAAACCGCAGATGATTGGAAAGCTCTGCCAGGCAACTGGCAGTAAGAGAACCACGGTCTATAATGCGCTTAACTATTCCTCCTTCAGCGAAAATGCTGAACGAATCAGACAACTGGCGCTATCCGACTACGGAGGACTAGAAACCACTAAGACATACCTGTAATTATTCAACGTAACTAAAAACATTCACTAATGACTACCAAATCCGCAACACAGATGGCCGAGACCTACGGCTTGAAGAGCGCCATTGCCTTCAATAAGCTGCTGGTTAAGTGCGGTGTCCTCTTGGATACCAACAAGGGCTACATGCTTGCCGACAATCTGCGAGGCCGCAGCCTTGTAAGCGTTATCGACATGCCCTACTGGCTACCTAACGGCATCCGTGCCACCAAGAAGAAGGCCGTCTGGACGGATGAAGGTCAGAAGTATATCTATCAGCGTCTCGCGCGTATCGGCATCCTGCCTCTTGAAGAGCGAAGAGACCTATTCGCAGAGACCGTTTCAATAACTAAAGCATTATGGACCTGAACAGCATCATACGCTCAGACAACGCCGCCAACATACAGTTGGTTGTCAACGCAAAGGACTTGCGCGACCTCCTTGATACTGCTATGGCTTTTGCCAAGCGCGAGATACAGGAGCACGACGAACCTAAGTACTACACCCGTGAAGAGCTGGAGGCGCTGCTGCATGTTTCCTCTCCCACCCTTCTGTCCTATCGTAAGAAGGGACTGGTACCTGAGCCTATCACCATCGACGGCCGCGTCCTCTACGACAAGGCTGCTGTCCGCAAGGCTCTTGAAAATGGCAAACTCAAACTTAAACAATAACGCCTTATGAAACAACTCTATGCCAAGACCGCTTTAGCCGTAGTCATCGGTATTGCCGGTATTCTCCTGCTCGGATGGGCTGGACGTGTAGACTACAACGAACAGGTATTGCTCCACATGTCACAGGAGGACTACGATACCATTGTCAGCCGTCTCTCATTCCACGGACAAAAGCCTTCAGACGGTGATATTGTCGACTTCTACCGCAAACACTTCAACCATGAGTAACGACAAGACCTACAAGCGGAAGCTCGAAGAGCAGATCCGGCAGCTCGACGCAGACCTGTACCAGGTTGTCGGCTTCATGGACGTCTGCACCGTTGAGAGCCTATGCCGCCGCAAGAATATAACCATTATCAAACTACATTCATTCAAAGGAGGCTTATATGAGTAAAGACAATATACGTCGCTGTCGTGACTGCAAACATGCCCATCTTATCCAGTATGGCAACAATCCCGTTCTCGCTGAGTGTACGCTAAAGCCTCAGCCGGGCAACGAGCGTTTCCCTTATCGCGTCGAGGTCGCCAGCGTCGTGCGCCAGTGTAAAACCTACGCTTGCCAGCACACGCAGGACAAACCCATCGAGCACCGGGAGAAACGCACCATCAGCTCCGTCAAACCTTCGTGCACCCAGGCGGCGTTCTCGCCGTCGCCTGCCACCACTATAGACGCATGACGCATGAAAGGCTATATCAAACTGCCCAGGGATTTCTTGGAATGGGAATGGTGGGGACGATGGCCCCATCACCTGCTCTTCGAATGGCTGCTAATAAAGGCGCGTATCTACGACAAGAAGGTGCAGGGCGTTCTCGTCCGTCGAGGCTCCGTCCTGACTACATGGGACGAAATGCAGAAGGCCGTCAGCTGCTCCCGGGGAGCATTATCGCGCGCCATCAAGGATTTATCCGAGTGTAACGAGATTGTCACAAGAACGGACTGCCGAAAAACCATCGTAACTATCTGTCATTATGAAGATTATCAAGGCAACGATAACACACTTTGGACTGATAACGGACTGATAACGGACTATGAACGGACTGATACACCTATTTATAAAGAAGAAAGAAAGAATGAAAAAGATATATATAGCGCGCACGCGCACGATGATGATGGCTTTGTCTCTGACAGCGACTGCCGCCTATGGATGCAGCGTTATAATGCTATTGCAGCATCCTTTGGCGCCAAGCCTGCAGACCAGCTCAACACCAAGCGCCGACTGCTCATCAGCCAGCGCGTCCGGGAGAGGGGCCGCGGTTCCGTCGACATCCTCTTTCAGCAGCTGGAGCGTAGCGTCTATTTCTTCGGTGACGGCTCCCGCGGTTTCCGCGGAGATTTCACTAATCTCTGGACGCTCGACGTCTACACCAAGGTCTGCGAAGGGTACTATGTGCCTGCCGCCAAGAAAACGGAGACAAGGCAGAAGCCTCAACGGACGCAGGAGGATGCCGGGGCCCATGTCTTCCAAGAAAAGCAGTCACGCGAAGACTACGAAAAGGAAATGCGACGCTACGCCGCAGAACACCCCGAAAGCAAAGCTGCCCAGGTGGTCGCCCGTTGGAACGGCGGCTAACCGCTCAAAGCTCCCCAAGACAAGTGTTAAGTATGTTGCGATGTTATCGCAACCAGTAATAACCCAAATAAAACTCAAAACATTATGGACGTACTAAACAAGAAAGTAATCATCCGTGCCGACCGCGCTGGCGTATTCTTCGGCACACTGACCGAGAAGAGAGAGACACCCGCAGGTGTAGAGGTGGAACTGAAAGATTCACGCCGCCTGTGGTATTGGGACGGTGCTGCCAGCCTCAGCCAGCTTGCAATGGAAGGAACTACAGCCCCTAATAATTGTAAGTTTACGGTCACCGTACCGCAGCATATCGTCATGCAGGTTATCGAGATACTGCCCTGCACCGATGCTGCTATTAAATCCATTGAATCAGTAAAGGTATGGAAGCGTTAGATGAACAGATTAAGAAGTTTCTTGCTGTAAGCGACGGCTACGGCGACGGCGACGGCTACGGCTACGGCTACGGCTACGGCTCCGGCGACGGCTACGGCGACGGCTACGGCTACGGCTCCGGCGACGGCTACGGCGACGGCTCCGGCGACGGCTCCGGCGACGGCTACGGCTACGGCGACGGCGACGGCTCCGGCTACGGCGACGGCGACGGCTCCGGCATCCCTGAGTTCAACGGCGAAAAAGTCTATCAAATTGACGGCGTAGCTACCATCATTGACTACGTCCGTGGAAATGTCGCTAAAGGTTTTATCTTGCAGTCTGATTTCACGCTGACACCCTGCTGGATAGCAAAGGACGGCAACTTCTTCGCTCACGGCGACAATCTGCGCGATGCTGTGGCGGCGGTGGAACAGAAGCGCTTAGAGAAATTGCCTGTTGAAGAGCGTATCGCCAAGTTCCGTGAAGAGTTCCCAGATAGATATGCGGCTATTCCTGCACGCTGCCTGTGGGAGTGGCACCATATCCTCACGGGCTCCTGCCAGGCCGGGCGCAACGCCTTTGCGCGAGACCATAACATCGACCTCGACAAAGACGAGTTTGATGTCGGCTCGTTCATTCATCTCACCTGTAACGCCTACGGCTCCGACGTTATCCGCAAGCTGGCCGAGGCCTACAACATCCCTCTCCCCAAGAACAAGTGTTAAACCAGTAATAACCCTCATCCCGGGGCACAGTCCCCGGGCCTTTAACAACCCTATAACTATGTTTGGATTTACTATCATCCGTACCGCTGTCATCGACAAGCTGCAGACCGAGCTCAACGAGCTCCGCGGTCAGCACCTCAACCTGCACCAGCTCAACAAGGGACACTTCAACCGCTACCGCCACGACATCGACGAGCTGCTGAAAGAGAACGAAACGCTGGGCAAGGAACTGGCAGACCTCAAACGCCGTCTTGCCACCGTGGAGAATGAACATAACAAGTACCACAATAAGCTCCAGAAGTATGAATCACGCAGAAAGTAAGCTACAGCAGCAGTGCGTCGCATGGTTCCGGGCGCAATACCCGCAATATGCCATGCTCCTGGTGCACCCTATCAACGAGGGCAGCGGCCACACCACCGTAGATCGTCGCCGACAGGGTATCCATAAGGCCGAGGGTGCCGTGGCCGGTGTTCCTGACCTGCTGCTGTTCATGCCAAGTACACATGATGGCTATACCTTCTCTTGTCTCGCGCTGGAGATGAAGACCTCCAAAGGTTCGCAGGCACAGGCACAAAAGGATTTCGAGAGGTATTTCACGGCTGCTGGCAGCATCTATCTTGTCATAAGGAATATCGACGATTTCAGGAGAGCTGTCAACAACTGGCTCCATAATACGCCCTACGACCTGAAAGTCGCCATCTCTAATACTCATAAGCTCGTTATTGAAGAGCGCGAGGCCCGAGAGCGTGAACACTTCTATAAAGTACTAGGAAAGAAATAGACTATGGGAAGACCAAGAGTAAACCACGATGACATTGCGCCGCAGGTCATCAAAGCATACGAAGAGCTGCACAACATATTGAAGGTGGCCGTGAGGTGTGGCATCACGCAGAGGTCTGTGTCTACCATCCTCCGCGAGGCTGGAATCAATCTGCCTCATCACGGAGGACTGCCAAAGGCGAAGCCCGAAGACAAGGACACCTGTTTCTACTGCCGGGCCTACTCGCGCACAGACATCACCTCCGGCTGGTGCATGACACACCGGCGCATGACAGGAGCAAGCCGGAAGGAAGCATGTTACAAGTAATACATATTTTAACCCCTAAAAAAACAGCATTTATGAACATGAAAGAATTATCAGAAAAGATGTCTCAGTTCACAGGAACTAAGACGGTCAACGCTTGCCGTATGTCACGGAAAGAAGCTGAGAAAGTAATTGGCCGAAAAGTCTACAACGATTCGGAAGACCGCGAAGACGAAGAAGGCTACCTTGTAAAGTATGCCGACGACTATTTGAGCTGGAGTCCTCGAAAGACATTTGAAGACGCTTACTCTTGCAGTGAAACTTTCCTTGAGCGTATGCTTATTGAGCATAAAGAAGTCAAGGAACGCTACATCAAGGGCCGAGAGTTTTCATTTACGCAGGCATTTCGTCAGCTTAGCGACGAGGAACGTGGTCTCTTGCGCAAGCAGCTTGACCAGATGGAAGGTTATCTCTATACTCTTACTAAACGTATCGAGGTAGAGCTTTCTGAAACAAAAGGTAGAAGTGAATAACCCATTTATATTCACCCTAAAAACAAAACAATTATGGCAAACAAAACAAATTCTTCGACTGGAGGTATTGGATTCCTCGGACTTCTCACGATTGTATTTATCGTGCTCAAACTATGTAACGTGATTTCATGGTCATGGTGGTGGGTACTCTCCCCGTTCTGGATTCCTATTGCTGTGGCAGTAATCATTGTCGTGGTGTACTTCGGCATAGCCATAGCACGGAATAAGTAACGCTAACTCATACGGGCAGGGCGACACGGAAAATAACTAAAAACAATAAATTCAAAACAGGGAAACTCCACCGCCCTGCCCTTAACACTTTCAAACATGAAACAATACTGCGTAACAGGCGTATCGAAGCTCTCAGGACAGCGTGAAATACTCACACCGCCATGCTCACGGCAAAACGCCTTGTATATCCTCAACCGGGGAAAGGCAAAGCGACTGCGCGACAGGGACTACACCCTCCTGCGGATGGAGCCTTACCCACCCCCTGTTCAGTTAGAACTAAACTTTAAGAATTTATACTAAATCCCAAACAACAATGAGAACAAGAACAGCAAACTGGTTCGTATGCCGAGTATCATACGAGAAAACAATGGATGACGGCCTCCAGAAGAAAGTGAAAGAGCTGTACGTCGTTGATGCCCTTAGCTTCACCGAGGCCGAGGCCCGTATCATGGAAGAAATGGCATCGTACATCAGCGGCGAGTATGACATTCAGGAGATAGACCGCGCTCCCTATAAAGAGATATTCTTCTCCGACATGGATTCTGCCGACAAGTGGTACAAGTCCAAGGTGCAGTTTATCACCATCGACGAGAAGACCGCCAAGGAGCATAAGACCACCGTGAACTATCTCGTTCAGGGCAGCAGCCTGGAGAACGCTCGTAAGAACATCGACGAGGTCATGGGAGCCACCATGATTGACTACACCATCGCTGCCGTGGCCGAGACCACCATCATGGACGTGTTTGAATATACAAAGTCAAACGAATGACTCACGCATCAGTATTCAGCGGAATAGGTGGCCCCGAAATAGCAGCGACGATGCTGGGCTGGGAAAACCTGTTCCATTGCGAGATAAACCCCTTCGGAAAGAGGGTGTTAGATTATTGGTACCCAAATGCAGAAAGTTATGACGACATCACACGAACAGACTTCACCAAGTGGAGAGGACGAGTTGACGTATTCACTGGCGGATTTCCTTGCCAGCCATTCAGTTATGCC